CCCGCCACTCATTCTGGAACTGATAGCACTTTTTGTTAAAACTCCGGCGCTGCGTCCTGGTATAGTAGCGCCATCGACAACGAGCGAGGATAAACGAATGAAACTCAAAACCGAAAACATCATGAAAACCCTGGATAGTCATCACCGCGTGATCATCAAGTGCGACATTCCAGGCGAGAAAATCAAGCAAGTAACCATCACCGAGGGGAAGGGCTGCTACACCGTTGGAACGTCGCCGCGCTGCACTCTGCGCCAGTACAGCAAGCAAGATGTGATCGACTTCCTGGATAAAAATTCGATGTATATCGAAACGTGGAAAGCTTGGTAAGTCCTGATTGGTTTAAAGGCGGCAATTGCGCCGCCAGTTTTAGAGGAGTGAATTGTGGTACAAGATGCGTTTTTTGCCCGTCTGCATGAGGCGGAGGCGGCTGGACTGAATAAAGAGGCTGCGCTTGAGGTTGCTTACAAGTTGCGCACGCTTGACGAGGCGCTTGGCGATATGGATATGGATATGGAGAGCGGTGCGATGTTTGCCGATCCAACCATGATTGTAAATGACTGCGGCTGTGATTTTGATCCTGCTTGCAAACGTTGCTTCCCGTTCTGAGGTGATAGATATGTTTGAGCGTAAAGGCCTGGTTTTCTCAATGTTCGACGGCTCCGGCTATGCGGCGCTGCCGTGGTCGAAAGCTGGTTATAAAGTTGTCTGCTTCAATGCCGATGAAGGTGATCACGGCTCGTACCAGTCAGTGCGCGTAACGCATCCCAATATCCGCTATGTTAACGCCTGGATTGACGAGGATTTCAAAGTGAGCGCGTGTAACCTGCTTTGGGGCAAGCCTGATTTCATTATGGCGTTCCCTCCATGTACTGACCTTGCAAACTCCGGCTCTCGTCACTGGAAGCGAAAAGCTGAGATTGATCCAGATTTCCAGGTTAAGGCGGCGGCTACCTGCAAGATTGCGGCGGATATTGCTGATCACTTTGGCGCTCCATACATGATCGAAAACCCTGTAGGCAAGCTGTCAACGCTATGGCGCAAGCCGGATCATAAATTCCATCCGTGCGACTATGGCGGCTATATCCATATCAAGGATGAAGCTCACCCTGCTTTCCCTGATATTATTCCGGCGAGTGACGCCTACAACAAGAATACTTGTCTTTGGACGGGTAACGGCTTTGTGATGCCTGAGCCTTTACCAGTGGATCCGGTTGGGAATGATAATCCAGGCTGGAAAAAGGTAGGCGGCAAATCAGCGAGAACAAAACTGATTCGCTCACTCACCCCTCGCGGCCTGGCGATTGCTGTATGGCTGGCTAACTCAAAATAAGGAGAACAACATGACACCCATCGAAAAAATTTGCTGCCCTCGCCACGGAGGGAGTGGAGATAAAAGCTCATGCCCTTTCTGTAAATAGCACTTTTTGTTAAAAGCGGGTCAATGAGATCCGCTACCATCATCTCAACGAAACGAATTGAGATTAATAAATGAAGGTTAGAGGCTTAAACAAGATTTGCACCAGATTAATATATGCCCTTGAAAATAAAGGGCTTTCAGTAAAGGAGGCAAAACAAAGATTCGAACAATACGCAGGTTTTATGGTTTCAGCACGCGGCAAAGATAAATTGATTAACACTTTGAAAGCTTATTCAAATATAAGGAGCAAATAATGAAAGTTATCCGCAACGCCGACAACAAATTAATGAAAGCTCGCTTTAAAGCGGTAATGGTTCCTGTTAATGATAGCGGTGAATTCGTTGAAATGGAGGCTTTCCAGGTGCGCGAATTGACAAATGGTAGTAAATGGAAAGCCGTAGATAAAAATGATTATCGAGCAATCAAGACTCGCACAATAAAATGCACTTGGGTAGACCATAGCATGAAGCACAAGAAAACGTTTAAGGCTGGCAAGCGCTACCAGATCGAACAAGGTCGCGTATTGGGCGGAGTTGCTGGCTATGTGTTTGACGAGGACGGCGACCGCTTCACTCTGTATCGGGAGGAGGTTGGTTTCTCTGCTGGTGGGGCTTACTTATTCGAGGCGAAATATTCATGATCAAAGGCGTTGACTATCAAAAGCATATACCATCGGCTATGCGAAAAAATCGCTTCAAGGTGATTGAGAGCAATGTTTCATCACTTATCGTGTCGGAGACGGTTTACCAGGTAAGGGAAAGAAGCGATGAACTCCTGATAGGTCACACATTCCAAAAGTCGCTATGGTTCGACAAAGACACGCTTGAATGCTGGAGCCATGACGGATCAAAACTTCTAGCAAAAGTTGAACGTTTAAAATAGCACGAATTGCTAAAAGGCTGTAAGATGGTTGGCCTATAATACTGGTCAACCAACAAGGAGACTTTAAGATGTTTTTTGAACAATCCACGCTGACACCACAACAAATCATTTCAACGGCTGAGGCTCAAGGCTTGAGCGCCGTTAAGGTTGCAATCCAGGCAAACGGCTACTCTCGCTCGTCTGGTTTTTGGGGTTACGTGAAGGACATTAACAGCGGAAACGACAAATACCCTGTTATTTCCCTCGGCAACGATTGCGACGTTGTAGGCAAGTTGTCTCGCAGCCTGGCGGAATCTGTGCAATTCCCTGTTTCATCTGCCTATATGCACTTTGTAGGCTGCGTATCTGCCGCAATGCTCGGACGATTCACCGTGGAATACCACGGAACCGATCAGCCAACGGCGCTATACGTTGTTACCAGCCAGCCGCCGTCTACTGGTAAATCCGCGATCAACTCAATGGCTATTGCTCCGATTGTTGCAGAGGTTGAGCGCATCAACGAGCAACGTAAGAAAGAGCGCAAAAAGATTCAGGCCAAACTCAACGGGATCGCAAAGGAATTAAAATCAGAGCGCTCCGGCACTGAGTACGCCGCACTTTATGAGGAGAAAGAGGAGTACGAGGAAAAGCTCGCAAAACTGTGCGACGTTGTGTTTCCGGTTTCAGATACCACTCCAGAGGGCTTGGCTAAAATCAACTTCCGCCAGGGTAACTTTGCTGTTATCTCGGACGAGGCAACAAGTATAAACTCATTGCTCGGTCTGACATACGCCAATAGCGAGCGCAAAACTAACAGCGAATTGGTGCTTAAAGCTTGGGATAGCGGTAACGTTTCCATTGCCCGCGCAAACGCAGAGAACAATATGAGCTTCACGGCTCTTGGTTGCATGGCTGTAATTGCTCAGGACGAAACAATCAGCGGCATTATGGAGGCTGGTGCTCGTGGTATCGGTGTTTCTGAGCGTTTCTTGCTGGTGCGCGAGGAATCATTCTTAGGCCGCCGTAAGTTTGTTGACGACAAAGGAGACACAACCTACACGCCAGTTGATGCAGGTCTTAAGGCGGATTATTACAAGCTGATCCATAATATCATGACGGAGCAATCCGTTTCATTGAAGGTTAGCCGCTCCGCTATGCGAGTGCTCAACATGGCACGCCAGGAAATGGAGCCAAAGCTTGCAGACGGAGGAGAATATTCTCACACCATGCTACGCGGCGCGTTGGGTAAAATGGATAAACAAGTCATTCGCCTGGCATCCGTTATTCACACGATCAGAAACTGGCAGGATGTTAACGGAACCGCCACAAAGTCACGAGAGATTGACGTTGAGACAATGCAGGAGGCGCTCTTGATGTTCCAGGAGTTGAGCAAGACCTACATCAGCGCGGCTAATGCTTCCGGTCACGCTGGTCAGGATGCAGAGTTGATCAAGATTATCGACACGATAACCAGGCTCGGAAAAGCAAATAAGGGCGCTATCACTGCGCGAGCTATTTACGAATCCGTGCGCAAGGTTCGTCCGTTCTTGGGTCAGGCTGGCGTGATGAAGCGAATTGATGATCGCTTGCTGCCAATCCTTGAAGATCTGAATTACGTATGCATCACGAATGGGCGCGTGTTTGTGAATCCTGCTTTAATGGGGTGATAAATGATGTTTCTGCTGGATCTGTATAAGTTTTGCGAAAGCTACGATTGGTTTAATCGCCAGCACTTAGCCAGATTTGTTTTTCAGCACAAAGAGTGTGAGCGGCTCGCAAGAGCCGCAAATATGACGCCTCGGAAATTCGCCTCAAGCATCTCTCTTGAGTTTATCCCGCGAATGGCTACATTGGGTTATCTTGGGATAGATAAAGGCGTGGTGACGTGCAAAGGCTCGCACAAGAGGCCGTTTGGATTTGAACTGTATAGCCTGGAGGGTGAGAGCAATAAATATATTTACGATCTGTTTCACCTTGACGAGTTAAGCGACGATGAATTATTCAACACAAAATCTAATAGATGCGATTATGAAGCACTGCGCCGTAAATTCGGTATCGCATGACGAAATGATTGCGGCGCTGCTACTGATCCTGTATAGCGATATGAGAGCTAATCCGGCAAAGGAGCACAACCTTCACGACGAGGACGGCATAGTATTGATTAACGTCCGATTACTGGAATGAAAAAAAGGGGCATTATGCCCCTTTATTTTTTCTGCCCTTCCAAAAAACGCCAGCGGCAAAACCAGCAACAAATAAGCAAGCCAGCGCAAAGAACATCACATACAAATCGCTATCGCTGTTTCTGATCTCGATCTTGTCGGCTGTGATTGTCTCAGCCTGGATGCTTGAAGTGCTCACCTTCTTTTTGTTGGAGGAGTCAACCTTGCCAACCTGCGAATCCTTGATCGTGTTTTCCTGCTTGCTGCTCTCGTCATTCTTTGCCGTCACGCCTACTGTTTGCTTTACGTTTTCGGCTCCGGCCTGTGCTGTGATTTCCGGCTTGCTGCCGATTAAACCGCTCAGAGCGCTTGACGCTGAACAACCAGAAAGAGAGACGGAAACCAGTACCGCCAAAGCTAATCGTTTCATTTTTTCAGATCCTTAGTGCAATATTTATACTCAACCGCGCGACGGTTTTTTAACCCTTTGGACTTCTCGCGCTTGCCCGTTTTTGGATTGTAATAATACGTCCATTTCCAAAGCTCGTCGCACGCCCCATAAAGATCTCCATTGTTGATCTTCTTGAGCATGGTTGACTTTCTGAACGCACCAGTACCAGCGTTGTACGTAAATGAGTACATTGCAGCACGCATAGTGTCTGGGATCTCAACCTTCACTCTCTTATCGACTTCCGCCTTTGCAATCCCGATATGCTTGGCAAGAAGTGCGTCACATTCTCTCTGCGTGTACGTCTTACCAAGCACAACATCAGATCCGGTAATACCCGCGCAGACTGTCCAGATTCCGGCAATATCTTTATAAGGCTTGTAGCGAATGCCCTCGATCTCCTCTAGGAGTGGAGAAGTTAGCGAGAGCGCAGCGCCAAATAAAGCGTATGCCGCGCCTCTCTGTAGATTCATGATTATTTCCCCCTAATTCTAATTGCCTCTTTGATATCATCACGATCCAAAGCCTCTCGCAGCGCCTTGCTATCTTTCCAGCGCAAGTAAGCACCCCAAAATCCAAAGGCAGCCATAAGTACAAGGCCAGCAACCGCAATTGTAATTTGACCTGTTGCCGCTCCAGCCAGTGACGCGCCTCCGGTGCTGGTGGTAGCTGCGTTTAAAAATTCTCTCATAATCTGATCTCCTTGTTTTAAATGTCAATAGTCAAGTGTGTGTATGTTAACCAGCAACGAGTAAAAACAAAACAATAAAAAAAGGGCTAGCAAATGCTAACCCTTTGTAAGCTCATGAAGTTAAATGTTAATCAACCAGTAAAAACTCCAGATAATTCCCCTTTAGCGGCGCAATAATGTGCTGTCCTGATTCATCTTTAATCTTATACATCCCGCCAGGTAAAGGCTCCGCCTCGTACAAAAAATCCTCGTAGTAAGGCAGTGTTTTAGATGAATTCTCAACGCATTTCAATTTCATTATTTTGACTCCATCATTTCAGGGTAGAACATGAATCTCCCGATCTCGCCGTGCTCTTTGTCGTAGATGATAACCGCAGCGCGACGACGAGAGCGCCAACCTCCTCGTGCTGCATATGCATCTTTTGCAGCCATAGTGCTGTGAACTTCAACAATTCCCAGGCTTGTTTCTGTTACGGTCTGGTGATGCCAATGGCCTACATGAGCATACATTGATTTTGAGATCCCGAAATCCTCGCGCCAATCTGCCGCGCACATCATTAACAGCGATTCCGGCTTGCGCACGGTGTGACCGTGATGATATGCCAGGAATGTTTTGCCGTACTGAGTGTGATGCACAACGCGCGGTGACACATCGACGTAAACGCGCGGTTCCTCCTCGTATGCCGCCGCCATCGCAGCACGTAGCCAAATCATGCCTGATTGGTCATGGTTGCCCTCAATGATTTGAACCTCGACCTCTTTGTGTTTGGTCAACATCAGAGAGATAGCGCGGCGAGTGGCTCGGATTGCAACGTAAACCAGTTTGGCGTAACGGCTATCCTGATCCAGAACGTGACCGCTCGCAGGGGTTACAGCCTCCAGCCCGTCGCTGTGAAGCATATCGCCACCAATCAGGAGCACAGCCTTTTCACTGTTTGGCGCTCGCTCAATCGCATAATCAAAGAAGTTATTCATTACGCGCTCTGCGGTTGCAGTGTCCCAATTCTCGCCGCATTCGTGCTTATGAGCCATTGCGCCCAAGTGCATATCAAAGATCGGATATAGCGCGAGGCTTTCGCTGTAGTCTTTGCGGCTTTCCGGCTGAGGCTCCAGGCGTGGTACTTCCTCTGCAAAGGCTTCCATCGCCGCTTGCATAAGAGCTTCCAACTGCTCTTTATCTTTGTTGGTGATCGTCCAGCGCATAACTTCTTCACCGTTTGCGCGGGTTAGAACTGATTCGCGAACAACCGCAAAACCTGGTGCGCCTTTAATTTCGGTTTCACCTGCACGAGCCAGGCGAGCGGCGCGACGCTCAACGCTGCGAACATTAAGGCCGAACTCCTCCGCGATCTGCTTGTACGTCTTACCCTGTGCGCGAGCGTCTTTAAACTGCTGGTCTGTCATTTTTGCTACTGCCATTCTGAGATCTCCTTAAAGCATAACTACTGAGTAAACTAATGCGGTTGCGATAATAACGGGTAAGGGTAAAACAAACAAGCGCCACATCTTTATTTCTCTCCTTTGTAATACTTTTTCGGCTCGCGAATCTTTGACATTGCCTCTTTGAAGTCGATTTTAGTCGGGATTGCTGGCACGCGGTGCATCTTGCGCGGCCTCTCGTGTAAGTAAGTCATTTTCCCGTTGCTGATAATACTAACATCAGCCAGATCAAAAATTTTAGCAATTCGTGCTATATCGTCTGCCATTCCTGTTTCTTTGGCATGGCTCCAAACGGCCTCGCGGCCTTGCTCAACCTTCATCCTTACCCTCCATATGAGCGATAATTGAGCGGATTCCGCGCTCCTCATACTTGAAAACTGGTGCGTGTCCGGTTGCGATTTTCAGCCAGATCATAGCCACACCCCAATCAAGATCACCGCCGTTTTTCACCCCTAACTCTACCGCCTCGCGTGCTGCTTGCTGTGCAATTTCCAGGGCTGCTTTGCTGTAAATTTTCATTTCGTTTTCCTCAGTGGTTTTCGTTTGAAATGATTATGCCCGACTTTCGCCGGGCAGTTTTAGCAATTCGTGCTATTACACTCTAATTTGTCCGTGCCAGAAATGCCAATCGTCGCTCATTTCTTGCAGGTCGTCGCGGATCTTGTCTTGCCACTTGCGGAGTGGTAGAGGCCTGGTTTCGTCAAAGCTCATATCCAGGGCGCTTGTGAACTCCCAGGGGTCAACGTCAAGAGCGTCTTTGATATCGGGGTTTTGGTCTAATGCTTCGCACACCATTGCGCGATAAAGCAACCACTCTCCTGTTTCGTTTAGTGCGACATAGCGATCATTCATGCGAACACCTCCAGCAGTTTATAAATCAACATCATCGCTGCGTATGAACAAAAACCACTCGCAGCCATAAATACGGTCAGGATAAAGACGACAGCTAAATCAATTTTCATTAAATGCTCCTTGCTTTCGCACGCTTGTTTTTGACGGACGGGCAGATTTCGCTAATCTTCACGTAATGCGTTTGCTGCTGCTCACCCTCTTTCAGTTTGCGCATGACAAAAATCACGCTGCCTTTGTTGTTGCCGCTGACGGCTTCACCAGTCAGAGCGGAGATAAACGCTAATCGCCCTGTGCGCGAATACTGCTTGCCGTCCTCCTCCCAGGTTTCGCCAGTAATCCAGATAATTTCCGCCGCATGTTTCTGCGCGTCGCTAAACCATGCCGTTGAGTTATCAGCAGGAAGCAATATATCGATCTGGTTGTCGTGCTCCATTTGCTCAATGGATTTCAGTACAAACGGATCTGGATTGGAATATGGCGGATTCAGCCATACGTGCTTTTTACTACCCCACCAGCGCTTTAAGCAGTTGGTTTCCTTGCTGTAGAATTTGTCACAGACCTTATTATCCTCGCTCGCGGCGGCATCAAGATCATATTTCCCGTATCGGCTTTCCATATACGCAACAACATCGCGAGGAGTAGCCCATAAATCCCGCACCACGTCCGGCGTGTTACTTCCGGCGTAACGGTTGCCGCTAACCTTGTAATATTGGCAAGGGCGAACGGCCTGGTAATGTCCACCAGTTGCAAGGCAATTTCCGATCATAGTTTCACGCTCCAGTTGCTCAAAAGTGATAAAAGCGTCGTGTGTGTCTTTGTCGAGAATATCTTTAGACATTACCAGATCCTTATTTCATGATGTTGAATTTGACAGTGTTGACGTTATTTTCTTTACTAGCCTTTGCGCCTTCGCTTTTGGCTTCCGGCGCTCCGCTTGCGGCAATTTTCATTAATAACATCGGGGCGAAAACTACCGCAAAGAAAAGTGACCACGGACTAAACAGGAATTCCAATCCGAAAACCAGAATGGCGGAGACAATAAATAGAGCAATCATTGTTACCACAATCCAGTATGCTGCTTTGCCGATATCTTTAATCATTTTCAAATCCTCATTTGTTTTCGTTGGGCTTATTATGCCGGATTCATCATCCGGCGTTTTAGCAATTTGTGCTATTTGTTTTCTTGCGAATCCTGCCAGTTTGCAAGCCACGCATCTAATTCTTTTGTCCCCATCGCGCCGATAACCTCGCCAGTGAATTGCGCTGACTTCTTCGCGTGGCGAACGGCTCGCGCCTCCTCATAGTCAAGCCCGTCAATCAGCATTGAGCTTGCTGCCTGTAGTGTTTTCGGCTCCTTAACCGTTATGCCGTTCACGCTCATAACAGAAATCTTGCACTGCTGCGAAATGGTTAGCTTAATGCGTCTTTTTGCTGCGTCACTCATTTCGTATTCGTTCATTTTTACGAATTCGCGCGATGATTCGCTAACAGCCATGATGCACGCCTTTCTGTTTAGTTCGGTGTCAACCGGATCTCTTGTTAGGCTGTCTATTGCACCTGGCAAAGCCCAACCTAAAGCGCCAGCAAGCGCTATTGCTACAGCGCCCAAAACCTTAGTTTTCATTTCGTGCTCCTTATTCGTTTCGTTGATTGAATAATACAAAACCCGCCGGAGCGGGTTTTAACAAAAAGTGCTATTTCTTCAAGAGATCTGCAATTGCAATCTTGAATTGCTTCACGCCATAGCAAACGGCTGCGAAACCTCCGCGCTGGCGAACGTCACGCAAGAAAGATTTCTGCTCGTCGCTGACTGGTGACGCCTTCCCTTTTCCTGATTTGTTGACACGCTTCAACTCTATGGCTGCGAAAGGGTATGGCGCATTGATACCAATCAGGACAATAAAATCAGAAACGCCTTTAAGCAACCCTGATTGCTCGTCCCTCAACGCGCTGGTGATTGTCTTTTGCCCTTCGTTGACCGTGTGCCAGAAAAGCAAGTGTGGGTAATGGTGGCGCAACCACGCCACGCAATCCACCTGGTGAGAATCTTCCTTTCGCGTGTCGCTCGGATCGCGCTCGTAGTATTCCAGATAATCGCCTTTGTCAGTGACCATAATCAAAACTCCCGATGATAAATAATGTCCTCTCCTTTCGCGTTTTTGCGATGCGTAACGCGTTTCGGAGCCATAATGTGATGCGCGTTTTGCATAATCTTGCGCGCGTTGCGGTAGCTCGCTGTAACACCCGCAATCCTGCGATCATGAATGTGCTTGAGCGCAGTTTGACGCCAGAGCGTTTTACAGATCGGACTATCCGACTCAGGGAAAAAGCGCTCGTATGCTTTAAACGTTTCGCCGTGCGCCTCAAGCTCATAGCAGAATACAATCCCGCGCTGGTTTTTCGTCATATCGACACGGAAAGATTTCACATCGCACCAATCATTTTTGGTGTAGTGCTTGCCGCTTAACTTCTCGTTTGGGTCGATTAGCGACACGTCGCAGCAGCGGCAAATCCTTGCTACCACGTCGTTTTTAGTCCCGCAACCCTTAACGATAACCTTTTTCGTGCGCTGGTCAACCTGATCCTCACACTCGCGGAACTTCCAAAAGTGCTCACAGCGGTTCCCGCTTTCGTCCGTGTTAATGCAACGGCGCGCATAGAATGAGTTTTCCGTGCCGCAAATCGGGCAGAACTTCGGATCTTTCCCGTTGTCGTGGCGTCGCTGGAATTGTGCTTGCTCCAGGATAGGATCAAAGTACAACTCGCCTAACTCGTCCATGCATCCGGCAAAGTCGAGCACGAGGTGATCGTGTTTCACAAAGCCTTGCTCAATGTGCCACTTTTTAAGCAGTCGCATTCCGCGCCCCAAAAGCTGGATCAGCAATGTCAGAGAGCCAATCTTGCGCAGAATAACAGACGTGTCCCAAAATGGAACGTTTACGCCAGTAGTCAGAGCCATAACCTGGAAAATGTATTTCACTTTCCCCTCGTATGCCTCGCGCAACCACTCTTTGCGCTGCCTCTCCCCCGTCTTGCCAGTGATAATGCGGTACGTTGTGCCAGGTGGCAGAGCCGCAGCCGCCTCTTTACAGTGTCGTTCACCCGCACAAGTTACCAGCACGCCGTTGCGGTCTTTGCAGATCTCGTGTACGCGAGCCATGATTTTTTGCGTCATGGTTGCATCATTGTGGATCTTCTCCTCCATCTTGCGGAGTGTTTTTTGATCAAAGTCTGCAACCCCATCCTCACTGGACGCCGTGAACTCTGAAAGGTCATACCCCAGGTCGCCAACGTTACCAAAGTTAGTTGGGACTACTGAGCCGAACTCGATCAGATAATTCGTGTCGATGTTCGTTACCTGCTCGCGCCAGAAACCTTTCTGCTTTTTATCTTCAACCAGAATTGGAACGACGCCGCGAAACTCTGATCCCGTCATTCCGAAAATGCGCAATTCGTAGCCGTGTGTTTCTTTGCAACGGCGTTGCATTTCGCGAATGATAACGGTGTATTGAGTGCGTCCGGTTCCCTCAATTGGTTCGCCGTCCTCATTAAACATCATTTCGCCGGAACCATTCAGGACACGCTCGCCCTTTTTCGTCGTCATTTGCTCATAGGTTTCGTTGTTGTCTATGGCGTCTGCTAAATCTTCCCAATCCACCTGGTGACATTCATCGATCCCAATTACGCTTGGGACGTAATCGCCCAACGCCTTAAACAGACCGTTTGCAACCGTACCCTCTGAACCAACCACGATTGGGAAATAGGCGCTCTTAGTTTTCAGCCCCGCGCAGTAAACAGAGTTTGGAACCTTTAAGTTTGTGATCTCCTCAGAATCCTGATCCACAATCTCAGCCTGGCGAGCGAGAACCATCATTTTAAGCCCCATTTTCTGACACTGCGCCGCCACCATCGCAAACATGAGGGTTTTACCAGCAGACACAGACGCCTTTACAAAGAACGGATGCTCATAGTTTTTCATGCGCTTTGCGATCTCAGAGTACGCCACACACTGATATTCGTAGGGGACGATATCGCCAACCTTAAAGCGATCCTGAATCGCCTTGATGACCGCCTCGCCCAATGCGGAAATTTGCTTTTTGATGTTTGGAATTGCCATTTTAAACCTTTAACCGTTGACCGTTTGACGCTATAATACACGCCTAACTAACTATGTTTTTAACAAAAAGTGCTATTGGAGAATTTATTATGACAAGAATCGCTGTTTCAACTGGTGAAGTAGATAAACGCACTATTAACGGTAACAACGGAACGCGCAGAGGTAAAGACAAAAAACCACGTAAGCGCAAAACTGGCTACTACGTACTGAAAGACGAGGTGAAAGCTGGCTTGCGTGCTCGCCTGGAGTTGGTCTGTCAGTATTACGGGACTCAGGCGGAAATGTGCCGCCGCCTCAGCGTTAGCCACCAGACGATCCAGCAGTGGCGCAAACGTGGCATGATTTCGGCGGAAGGTGCGCGCAAGGTGCATAATGACTACAAGCGAAACGGCTGCAAGGGCTACCGCGCTGCATTCTGCCGCCCTGATCTAAGATTCGACTCTAACGGCAAGCCGTTGACACTGAAATGTGACCGCCGCGAAATGCTTCGCGTAGTGAAAGAATCCGATTTCATCGACAGCACGAAAAGCTAAAACCTCAAACGCGTATCTGGTATCATCCGGCTACGCGTTTTTTTATTGGAGCAAATTATGAGCGACATTCACCCGAACATGATGTTTCAGAAAGAGGACGTTTTGCCGTACATGAAAGGCATGTGGCGCGATGCGCTGCAAAGCATTTGCGGATTGCACAATGACGTATTCAACAAGAAACACCAGCCTTGCCCTCATTGCGGAGGGAAAGACCGCTTCCGTTGGACTGACAAACTTAGCACAGACGGCGACGGCGGCGCGGTATGTAACGCTTGCGGTAACGACAGCGGGATTGGCTGGTTAATGAAGTTAACTGGCGAGCCATACAGCGAATGCATCAACATTCTCGGACGCTTCTTGGGTAAAGTGCCGCAAGAGTATGTGATCAAGGCGAATAAACGCGCCTCCCGCGCATCCGGCTACACTTTCGGATCTCAGGCTCCACATGAAAATTGCCTTGCAGTTATGGAGCGCACAGAGTTGCGCTGTAAAACCCCTCTGAGCGTTTTTGAGGGTATCGCGCCACCAGACGATGAAATGTATTCCGTGGGCGTTAAAACGCTTGAGAATGGCGGAGAATCGCTTTTTCATACCATTCCGTGCTACCTGGTGCATGATGATGGATTGGATGATGAAATGTGTAACATCCTCATGATTGACGAGGAGGGGCGGCAAAGGTTTTATGCGAGAGACTACACGAGAGGCTCCGTTGCGGTGACGGGTAAAACTGAAAACACGATCTATCTTTGCGTTGATTGGTTGGACGCTCAACACATCCACCTTTCGACGGGGCAAGAGGTTTGGACTTGCTTCTCACCATCAAATCTTGAGATCGTAGCGCATCGCTATAAAGGCGAGAGGAAAATGCGGGTGGTCTGCAAGTCAACCGATCAGGACGTACTGATTGCAGCGGAAGAAAGACAACTTGACGTGATGATCCCGATTAACGATAATTTCAAGCACGGCATAGAGCGAAAGCTCTACAAGCCAGAATCCTTCTTGTGATTGCCACTATTGCCCCGCTTCGGCGGGGTTTTTTTATGTCTTGCGCAATGCTATAATCTTTCTTGTCATTAACAAAACGTGCTATTTAGGAGGATTTACAAATGGCTATTTATCGCACTGGTCAAGCGTCAATGGACGCCGACGGCTATATCACTGGTTACGGTACAAAATGGAAAACAGCTTTAACGCTGATTCGTCCAGGTGCAACAATCGTGTTTGCATCCAATCCGGTTGCGTATGCAACCATTAGCGAGATCGTGAATGATACCTCAATGCGTGCCACTTCTACTGGCGGAGCGGTAGTGCCTCGCGGCGACTATGTGATCCTGCTGCATGATTCGATCACCGTTGACGGCCTGGCGCAAGACGTTGCTGAAACTCTGCGTTACTACCAGGGCCAGGAAACTATGTACGAGCAATTCGTTGAATTCCTGAAAGGCTTTGATTGGCAGAGGATGGAACAATTAGGCGAAAAAGTGTACGCAGATTCCAAAGCAGCAGAGGCGAGCGCGAACGCTGCAAAGGCAAGCGAAACCAACGCCAACGCCAGCAAGAACGCAGCAGCCGGATCTGCTACAACTGCAAGCCAAAAAGCGACGGAAGCAGCAAACAGCGCTGGAGCCGCGCGAACCAGCGAAACCAATGCGAACGCGAGCAAGAACGCCGCCGCTAGCTCTGCAACAGCCGCCGCTAACTCTGCAACCACTGCGGGACAACACAAAGACGCAGCAGCAGCAAGCGCGAGCGCAGCGCGAACCAGCGAGGGGAACGCAAGCTCAAGCAAGAATGCCGCCGCCGCTTCTGCAAGCGCAGCAAAAACCAGCGAGACTAACGCAAAGGCGAGCGAAACAAGCGCCACGGCGAGCAAGAACGCAGCGAAAACGAGCGAGGACAACGCAGCAGCAAGCAAGAACGCCGCCGCCTCGTCTGCCTCCGCCGCTGCCGGATCTGCAACGTCAGCCTCTAACTCTGCCGCCACTGCAAAGAGTGAAGCTGATCGCGCTGCCGAACTTGCAAGGCAGTTGGACGCTACAAACTTGATGCGGAAAGATGCGAACCTTTCAGACGTTACGAATAAGGCATCCGCAAGGGAAAATCTACAGGTTGATCGATTTAATCAAGATTCGACAACTGAAACGAGGGTATTGTCAGCAGACGGGGCGCAAGCTCTCATTACTCCAAATGGTAGCACTTGGGGATTGTATAGATTTGGGTCTGGTTGGATTCCTCTAGGCGTCGGTCAGGGCGGTACTGGTGCGCGTGATGCGGCTGGCGCTCGTGCAAATATCGAGGCATTCCATCAAAAGCGTCAGGCGCTATCTGCAAGCGATAACCTTAATGGCTTGTTCGGTTATGATAAGACTGGTTATTACCATAACCCAATGAATGCTAACGCTACGGCTGCAAATAACTACCCTGCGCAGATAGCTGGTGTGTTGCTTGTAACAAGCTCACAGGCAAATGGTAGTCAACAGACGTTCCAATACTACTATCCGTTTGATAAGCATAACGAGCATTACTCGCGATCTTACAATAAGTCTGGTGAATCATGGGTGTGGTCTGGATGGAGCAAGCATGTTAATGCGTACAGTTATGGCGTTGGTAAGATTGCAAACATGTCGAATGACCTGCGTGATGCATCATGTCAGTTTATATCTGACAGCGACGCTAACACGGCATGGGCACCGTCAAACGGCGCTGGATTCCAGGCTTCATATAATACAAACAGGATTTTCCAATTCTGGATTGGAACCTCCGACAATGCTTACATACGGTATGTTGACACAACAAACCCAAAAGAGAGCAAGACCTCAAAGCATTGGAAAAGATTGGCTGTCATTGAGTCCTCGCCAGTGTTCACTGGTGGCGCGGTTGCGGCTGAGGGTGCAGGAAAGAGGGTCTCAGTTGGTACTGGTGGCTCCGACGTATACATGACCAACTCAAAGAGTGGTAAATACTTGCAGTTGAAAGATGATGGTTCGTTGCAGTATGACAGTAAGCATATTCTGCACAATAACTTGTCAGATAATGGGCTTGTGTTTAAGACTGTGCTGAAAAACTTTGTATTGCAGACAAGTCACGGAAACTCTCTCAATCTGTATGGAAGCAGTAACGAGATAAGTAACCAGGTGTTTATGTCAGGCCATCGTGCTAATGGCACAAGGCAGTTTTGGGTTGGTTGCGGCTCTACCGACGGAGCTATTTCTCTGCATAGTGATTCTGGTAACAACTACATGAAGTTGTTCACAAACGGAGAAATCACTATGGGAACGCCAAACTCAAACAGCATGTTTAACGTTGGTGCAAACTCAATCGTAATCCGCCGCTCTAATGGTAAGTATCTTCGAGTTGGCTGTGACGGAAACAACACGCAGCAGGCTCACTTACGCAATTGGGGTAACACTGATCGCCCTGACGTTCTGGAGTATAGCCTTGAAAGTGGGTGGGTATTCTACGCGCAACGAAACACTGACAACTCAAGACTTTTCAACGTGAACGGGAGAATAAATTGCGTTTCGCTAACACAGTCGTCAGATCGCGACCTTAAGGAAAACATTGAAGTTATTCAGGATGCGACGGCGGCTCTGCGTAAGATGAATGGCTACACTTACACCATGAAAGAGGATGGAATGCCTTATGCTGGTGTTATAGCTCAAGAGGTAATGGAGGCTCTACCGGAGGCGATTAACGGGATATCTAAGTACGTTGATATCCCAGGCGTGAATAGGGACGGGTCTCAGTTGCAAGGCGAGGAGCGATATCTTGGTGTTGACTACTCCGCTGTTACTGGCTTGCTTGTCCAGGTATGCCGCGAGAGCGACGAAAGGATCTCAAAACTCGAAAGCCTGATTGAAGCACAGAAAGCTGAGATTGAAAGTCTCAAATCAACCGTTGCGTCACTACAGAGTGTAGTTTCACAATAATAGTTGTTTATCAGTAACTTAGGCGCGGATTTCCGCGCCTTTTTTGTGCTCATTACATAGATTCACACGATTCCGACAAATCAATGCATAACCATACTTTTCTTTCGTTGTCAATACCCACCAAATGGGTAGAATTGAAGTTGTAGCGAGGGGCTACAATCAAACAACAAGAGGAGAAATGAATATGTCAGATATGACTCTATTACCAACTGGAGGCATGGGCGACGCCGGATCTGCTGGTCTTGGCGCTGCTGTAGGTGGCCTGATTGGTTCGTGGTTCGGTAATGGCTTCGTCGGTCGAGGCTATGGCGGCTACGGTGTAGGCGACGGCGCTGCGGTTGCAGTTGGCGCAAATGCTTTGATGGATGGTATTAACAACATTCAATCCAGCGTTAACAGCGTGGGGATGCAAACCATTCAGGGGCAGAACACCACAAACATGGCGGTTGAGCGCTCTGCAACGTCAACCTATAACGGGCTGACCAGCCAGAACACGCAAAACCTCCTGGCTAACGTGCAGGGCTTTGCAGGGCTTAACACTGCGATCACCTCCGGCGTGAGCACTATCGGTAACGCGATATGTGCGCAGTCCTACGAGGCGCAGCGCTTAGCGTATGAAGCGCAACTTCGCGATCAATCTTGTTGCTGCGAAACAAATCGAACTATCGCAACGGAAGCGGAAGCAACCCGCGCTCTGATCCGCGATCAGTTCGCACAGCAGCAGGCAACTCTGATCTGCGACCTGAAAGATCAGCTTCGCGCTAAAGAGTTTGAAAACAGCCAGCTTGCGCAGACTGCGGCTCTGAACCATCAGATCAGCCAGGTCTACCAGTTGGTCAACTTCAAACTGCCAACTCCGGCAACTCCACCAGCAGCGTAAACTAAAGCGCCCCGCAAGGGGCGCTCCTTAAAGGGGGTAAACTATGCGATTGAAAGTAGCTGGCTATCATTTGCCGCGCGTCCGATTGCCGCGCATAACCTATGGAGAAAGCGATCATGATCGACATCATAAACGATATCATGAGGATGATTCAGTTATGGCAGAGGTTCATGAGAGGATGGTTGAACATCCTTCAACATGGCATAACTACTTAGACAAAACTGACGGCATGATGTCCATCGTTGAAATGGAATACAAAGAGCTAATGGAAAAGAAAGCCTCCGGCTCTCGTGCTGGCATTGAGAAAGAACTCACAGATCTTGCAGCCGCTTGCATCTGTGCTTTGAAGAAAATTAAACACATGTAAAAGGTGATCCGATATGCAAAACATTAACAGTCATGGTGTTGGGGTGACTCAGTTCAACGGTATGCGCCCACGTCATAACATCACAATTGGCGGTGTAACATGGAACCTGCGACGCGATGCAACCGATGCGTCTATGGTGTTTCCGCATCAAAAGGTTAGCTGGTTAAACGCCGGATGTGAGCCTTTAGGTGACGGGCAAGTCCATTACTGCTGGATTATGGGTGTTATAGCTCCGACTCCTGGCACTCTTGAGCGCCCTGTAAATGTGATGTATATCGGATTCCACCATCAAAGAATTATGATCGCTCCACATGCTGTTACGGCGGCTGACCTCGACCGGATGCATGTTTATGTGAGTGATGGATCTAATTTCGTTGGTGAGTTTGTAGGTAAATTCCTCGGCATTGAGCCAGAGAAACCAGCGACGGAACGAGAAAGCATTAGCCCGTGGCCTACTATGGCGCAACCGCAACCGCAACCTCAACCAGAACCTAAACCAGAAAAAAAAGAGGATAAATAATGACCAGATCAGAAGGTGTAACAAAAGTCGTTGATCACCTATCAGCGCGAGCGCATAAAATTGCAGATGATGGTTACAGCAAAGGCGATATTCTCAAGTCTGCTATGGGCGATCTGAAATCGTTGGGCGGCGTTGGCGGAATGCTAACCATCATGACAACCGGAAACCTGAGCGCGAAACAGCGCGAATTAGCCGAACGGCTAGCGGTGAAGATGATCGCGTTTTTGGGTGTGACTGAAAAAGAATAATAAAAAAGGAGCCGTTTGGCTCCTTTGTTCGTTAGAATGGGATATCATCGTCGAAATCAATCGGCGGCTCGTTGTTTTGCCGTGGCTGACTTTGCTGCGGTTGCTGGCGCGGCTGGCTCTGCTGTGGCGCTTGTCCGGCTCCGCGCTGGCTAAACACCAGATTTGCAAAACCTCCTGCCTGTAGGGTTACGTAGGTCTTGCCCTCGTAGTCTCGCAGTTCGGCGCGCAGCGTTTCGCACGAAACACTAATAACTTTGCCCTGCTGGAATGCTTCATCATACCAGCCTTTCATACCGTCCGTTTTCGCGTTAAAGAAAAACGTGTAATTGGTATACTGCCAGTTACCTTCACGATCTTTGTATCGCTCTGAAAGCTCAACAACGTACAGCTTGCCGTTTCCGGTTTCTTTAATTCGTGGCTCTTTTCGGATCTCGCCTGTGATAATATGCATTAATCGCTCCTTGTGATTTGGGGCGTTTCCGCCCCGTCAATTATTCGAAATCAGTGATTGGCTGAGATTCTACAGCTTTCTTTGCTGGCTGGTCAACCTTCTGCGCTAGGTTTTGCTTTGGCTCTGCCGCGCTAAAACCGCGAGCGCTTCCGATCTCAATCTCTGCTTTGCGCTTCTCGTAGTGATTTTTAATGATCACCTGGTTCGCTTTGTCGCTTGACTTCCACGCTTCACGGAATACGTCTTGCAGTCCGTCAACGTTGTCGCATTTGTCGAGATCTCGTTTCCAATCCTGCGCAGACTTCACGGCAATTTGTGCGTCGTCGTCTGCCTGGCTGAGTCCGAACGCTGCCGCCAGTGCATAGCGTCGCCCGTATGTGAATGCAGAGCCTACGCCTTGCGGGTCGTTTTTGGCGATTGGGATATCAAAGTAGAATTTCGCCCACTGACCGGAAATGTGAATCACCGTAGTTTCAACGCGCATCGTGTTTTCGATTCGCTCGCCGTCCTGCATGATCATTAACCTGTTTTCTGTTAATGCTGGCGTGATTGCGTCAAGCACGCTATCAAGAGTCGCATATTTGTTTTTAAGGTGTGTATTCTGGCGATCCTTTTTCACCTTCACAAACTGACTGCGCGCCTTATGCAGTGCTGGCAAAATCTCGTCGAACTTCTCGGATAACTTCATTTCTTGCTCCTGTTAATGGCGGCTTGCGCCGCCGTTGTGAATTAGTGCTTAACTTCGCCACCGTTGTGCATTTCGATTAGCTGTTTCAGCATTTCCTCAGTTGAGGCTTTAGTTTTCTCTTCCGCTTCTGCGTCACCCTTCATCATCAAAGCAGTGAGGACTACGTTATCAACGGCCTCCATTACTGATCGGATGTAATTCATTTCTTCTTCACCATCTGCTGGATTCAGTGGCTTCACAAAGCGCTTCAATGCGTCGGTTACTTCATGCACAAATCGCGTCATGTGAAACTCTACTGCCGCCTGCACCAGTTCTTCGTTGGTTATGTTTTCCATTTTGATACCCTCTCTTTGTTGACTTGATGGAGGCATTATAACACCTCCATTTTCATTTGTTTAGCTATTTGTGCTGTTTACAAGAAATCTTTGTATTGGCGGCGAATCCAATCAGGAGTATTCAGGGAAACCTCCGGCGCGCCGTTTGCGTATGAAGGCCAGATGTTATGCGCCTGGCACATGGCAAACTGGTTAATCACGCTCATGTACTGGATGCGCCCGATCTTAAGTTGTTCGCTATTCATCCTGAACGCCAGCGGCAAGTAGGGTTTTTTCTTCTCCTGCGCCAGTAGTCGAACCACTACGGGGCGCGTTTCGTTTGGGTACGCTTTGCGGAAAAGGTCATGCTGCAATGCCATTTTCAAATAATAACCTTTATCGAAAGCCTGGCGCTCAAATTCGCGAGGATTTGCGCTCATTGTCGTTTTGTAGTCCGTGATCACAATTGCTTCTGGATATGTGATCACCTCGCTAATTGGTTGCCATTTGTCGTCGTATCCTGTGATCAGGGTGTACTCCACATTCTCGCACTCGTCAATGTGATCGAGTCGAACCTTAACTTTGACACCGTTGATAACGCCGAAAATCGAAAGCTCGCGCTGTGCCGTTGGGCTATTCATGCACGCATTGTGCTCCGGTATGGATTCGAGAACCTGGCGCATAGAAACGCAAGCGTCGTAATCTTTCGCGTTAACAAGCTCAACACCTGCGGCGCGCGCCTCTGATTCTGCGATCATTTCAATGAGCCATTGGACGTGCAAATCTTCGCCACAATCAACCATCATCTTGATCAGGTCTGGATATGACTTCCCGCTCGTACCTTTCAGGCCGAAGGATTTCAATTTAGCGGCGAGAGCCGTTTGGCTGGTAATCAATCCCTCGTAATCTTCCGGCGCTGGCGCTCTGCGATATGTGCTTTCAAACAGTGCTTTGCTTTCAAAGTTGGTGTGTGACTGCGTACCGAAAACCAAAGGCTTTGATTTTTCATCGCGATCCCTAAATCTCCAGGACGCTGGCGATGATTCATGTACCTCCGCCAGATTCGATCCGCTTGTGTATTCAGCAGTCCAGCTTTTCGGATCGTGATAAACCTCGTTCGGCATTTCTGCGCTTGTGAAAACCTTAAACTCACTCATTTGGATGGCTCCTGTTAGTTGGTATGTCTGCATTATAGCTATTACGTGCATTCAGTCAACACTCTTTGCTGTTCTTTTTGTTCTCGAAACGCTCTTTTATGGCACGATAACAAATTCAGACTGTAAGTGGCTGATTTCATTCATTGTATTAACCTTGTTTTTCCTTGTTCCATTGTTCCTGTTTTTGCGGAGGGGTTTTCTATAGTGCATATATCAAATAGCCAAAATCAGCCAGTATGTTAACAGTAAGTTAACAATTAATAGAATGCAGCAAAGGTAAGCCACAAACACATGAAACACAGAGAACAAAAAGAAACAATATAGATAATATAATAAATAAACTACTGTTTTTATTATATATTATAGGTGATTAAATTGTTCTTTCTGTTCTAAAACGTTGTGCGATTCTGCGGAGTCCAAAAACGAGAACAACAGGAAACAAAAAGAACACAATGCAAAGTTTTGTGTTTGTTGTTGCGCGTCTGCGCGTGCGGGAGTATTATTTATGCGCACACAACACGCAAAGGAGATAACGCTATGAAAATGAAACTGTTTGCAATCGCTCTGGCAATGTTCGCGTCCTGCGTAATCGCCGCCCAAGGTGAAGGGCGCAAATCCGATCCTGGTTATGGCGACGGTGGCACTGCACAGCCTCGACAAATTGACGCATGTTTTAACGCCAACACCTCAGTAACCATCCCATACGAAAACGGCGCACACGTAAAACCATGTGAGCACTTCACAAAGTATGACGGCAAGAAACTGCCAGAGCAAAAATTTAAAGCTCCATTCCGCTAATAGAAAAGGCTCCCAATTGGGAGCCTTTTTGTTATGAGGAGCTAAATGCACCTGAGCCGCGAGCGATCTGCAATGTAGGAGCTATGATCTCAACGCCGCCGACAGTCGTTAGACCTGATTGGTTTACAACCTCAATCTTTGCGTCGATAACGTTCTTTGCAATGTTCTGCTTTGCAAACTGGAAGTAGTAAGGAACAATATTATCAGAGCCGCCTTTGTCAATGGTCACGAGCGGGAATTGCTTGACAGTTCCATCAATCGTAATCCTGACGATACAGGCACTTGAGCCGCTACTGGTTTTCTGCAAGCAAACAAGCGCGCCAAAAATGGCTGTCTTTGCTTTCGTTGAGCCTGACGAGTCCGTATATCTCATGCTTGACGAAATACCAGCGCCACCCGACTTTTTCTTATCCAGACCAACTCCAGCATTAACCACGTCACCAACAAAGCTTTCGGCCTCAACAGTACCTTTGAACTTACCAGACGTTGCGTTAATCGTACCAGTAAAGCTACCTGCGGAAGCGTGAACCGTCCCTCGGAAAGTAGCATTACTGAATTCAGCCGCGCCGCTCTTAAGGATTCGCCAGCCAGCAGAGCCAGAGACAAAGTTATCAGACTTGATCTCATTACCGATCATGGCGTTAGTGATCGAACCGTTTTTCACTAACAGGCTGTTAATGTAAACGTTATTCCCCTCAACCACGAAAGGTAGTTGGTAAGTCCCGCCTTGCTTCGACAGCACACCAAAGCGGCTCGCGTCAACCAGGAATTGAGATTTGATCTCTGATCCCTGCTGAACCAGCGACAGCGAAACGCCGGAGGTGTACTCTACGCCAGCGCGTTTAATCCCAAGTTTTAGCACGTACTGTGAGCCGATGGAGCCGTTATCAATCCAAGAGTTAAGCTTCTGAGTGATAGCTGATTCAGCATTACCAACTCGCGTTGAAAGCGCTGTGTCAGCCTGTGCTCGCGCGCTTGCCTCGTTCGCGATAGACTGATCTACTCGCGTGATGTTTGAGGATAAATCCTGCTTCACGCCGTTGATTTGTCCCGTGAACTTCGAATCAAGAGAACTAACAGCCTGCGTGCGCGCTTCTCTCTCGCTCGCGATTGCCTGATCAACCCTGCTAATACTGGATGAAAGCTCACCCCTAACACCGTTGACTTGTCCGGTAAACTTAGCGTCAAGGTTTTTGATATCGTTCGCTCGCGCTTCGCTCTCTTTCGAGATTGCGTTTTGTGCGCTCGTCACGTTTGCATTGGTCTTTGTCAATTCACCCTTCACTCCGTCGATTGAGTTATTGACCTTCCCGATCTCGCTGGTGAACTCAGATTTAACCTGATTTACCTGCTGCGCTCGTGATTCGCTTTCGTTTGAGATCAACTTCTTGACTTCGGTAATGTTTGAGGTGATCCCCTCGTCGAACTCAGTTCTCAGCACGTCAATCGCTTCAATCCTCGCCTCTGTTTCGTTCGCGATCAGCTCCAATGCTTGACCATGTTCAGCCTTGCGCTTGCCGTTTTCTACCCTCGTCCACTTAATGTTAGCGTCAATCGCCAGCGCGTTATCAATGTCAGCTTGCGCCTGTGCCTTGATTTGACCTGCGATTTCCTGAACCCTCTGCGCAGTATCAACGGCGTTTTCTTTCAGATCTGTGAAGTCGAGAGACTCCAGGATATCATCAAGAATATCGCCCAAAATTTCATCAACATTAGTTGAGGACATACCGCGCACAAAATCAGTCCACGGCGAAACGTTCCCGATACGGTCAACGGTTCGCGCACGATACCAGTTGATATATCCAGGGTTTAGCGTGGCGTGCCAGTATTCCATTTGTGGATAAGGAACGAGAGTTAACAGTGTTGCCTGGTCTGCACCAGGGTGGCTATCAACATCAGGCGCTTGCTGCAACTCAACATAGGCCGTGTCACCGCTTCCCTCTGGCAATCCCCACTTAACGCGAATCCCGAAAATCTGATCGTCAGAGGCGGTCATGTTAATCGGTGCTTTTGGCTCGCCAACTTTACCCGTCAGGGATTTGGAAACAACTTTAGACCACGGCGACGCGCTACCGATTGAGGACACCGCGCGCACTCGGACGTGATAGTTTCCTGCGTAAATACCTTCAACCTCAACCTCTTTGTTTGCGGTCTGCGGAATGTTGATCCAGTTGCCGTTATCCTTGCGCCATTGCACTTCATACATGCTCGCATAATCAACCTTGTCCCAACTCACAATCATGGTTTCAACGCTCACACCTTGAACCACGCGAGACTCGGAAGAAAGCTTGACGTTTTGCGGCGCTGGCAATACTTCCGGCTGGACAATGCTTGTTGGGCGGTCGTCGATGTTCACGCCGTAATCAATTTCGTCGTATTTGTTCGGGTCGTACTCTACAGCCGTGATGGAGTATGTAAACTGCTCCTCGTCGTCGCCGCGAGTGATTCCTGTTACAACGTATTGCTGCAAAGCAATGTCCGGGCGGTCGATTGCAAATACGGTGTTTGGCTGCACTTCGAAACCAAAGCCCACGTTTAACTCCAGCGTTTTACCATCTGCGCTAACTCGTGAAATGGTGCGCTTAACTGGCTTTCCGTCCGGCTTGTTGATCATGATGAAATCACCCGCGCGAGCGTCAACCCTAAACGGGAGGAACACTTGCAAGCCGGAAACCTCCATGACACGCCCCGACAGATTGAGCGTCAAAGCACTGCTGTAGAAGTTGTCAGCGATTGCCACCACGTCACCGATAGACGGGATCATACCTTCCAAGCCAGTAGCAAAGTTAACCGTAGTGCTGCGCAAGTTGGTTTTGAGAATCCAGCGCCCACGGCGATTAGCCTCACTGCGTCGCGTGCATCCGATTGCTGTGATGCTTGTCGGATTGAAACCGAAACGCGCCGCTGCTTCTGGCTCGAAAACGCCCTCCACGTCCTGCGAGTACATGTTTTGCTCGTCGTCGAAAGTGACGTTGCACTGCGTGTACATGCTTTTCTCGCTTGCAAACGTATAGCTGAAATCGCCGTTAACCACGTTGTCATTCGTGAAGATGTAAGACGGATCGCGCGGCCTGTCCACGACAATAGAAAGGCTTTCGCCGTTCCAAAAGCTCATGCCACGGAAGATTGAGCAAATATCACGGATAAGCTGATATGCTTCAATCTGGCTCTGGATCACAACGTCGCACAGATAGCGAGGCTCTAAACCGCCTTTGCCGTCTGGAACCTTCTGATCGCAGAATTGCGCGGCCTGGTAGATGCTCCACTTGTCAAGCTCAATTCCCAATTCGCGTTGGTCGAGTCCGTAACGCTGATTGGTGATCAGGTCGTACAGAACCCACGCGGGGTTGTTCGACCACGCCTTTTTGAATGTGCCATTCCAAGAGCCGTTATATTCGCGCGTTTCTGGATCGTAGTTACTCGGAACATTCAGGAGTTTCCATCTTTTCTTCACAGATATATTTGGGATCTGGTTTGAGAAAAGCTCAGAGTCAAACTCAACGTAAACTAAACCAGTCAGCGGATAACGAAACTTCGCGTCGATAACTTCCGCATAGCTCTGCAACCGGATCTTATCAACAACGTTTGTTGTTGTGCTGTCAGGCGTGACACGGCGAACACGCAAAAGAACCTGCTGTTCGAATTTTGGTAAGTCGATTCGTCTGCTGCGGTCGTAGCCGCTCGTTGTTTTACCGCTAATCGTGTCAGTAAGCACGGTTTCATACGCGCCACCATCGACAGCCATATCAACGGCATATTGAACCGAAACGCCTACCTTGTCGCCGTTGTTCTCAACCTTGATCCCCTGCGGCATGAGCATACGCACACGAATCGCGGATAGGTTGTTATTGGTTACTGATATGGTGTACGGATTATCAGCCGTAATCTCTCGCTGTAACGTCACCTCGCTTGACGTGTCGGTAAAGCCCTGGATGTAATCTTGCGTCTGAGTGCCAGGCCGAAACTCTGCGGTCACACCTTCAAAGTTTTTCGTGCCGCCTGCGTTTTCAACCGGAACGTTGTCAAGATACAGATTCTTAAGGGAAAACTCAGGGTCACACTCACCATCTGACACAGCCAGCAGGATTTTGATCTTGTTAATGGAGATTAGGTTATCTTCCATTTCTTTCGGGGTGTATGGCTTTGAGGAGCCGCCCTTACTTCCCGTTATCACATTTTTAGTCATGATTTTTAACCTTTTGTGCTGTTTATCGGTTTAGCTATTATACGGACACAAAAAACCCCGCGCAAGGCGGGGTGAGATTAAACTTTATCCTCTGCGTAACTACCTGCCGACCAGATAGCGCCGCCAACGGTTCGATATCCATATGGGAGCGGGATCGGGTTTCCTGCTGCCGTTGTGTTTACCGCTCCGCCGAAAGCGTAGGACGGTTTGTTTTCTGCGCTCTTGACTTCCATCATTGAGCCGCCGCGCTGCGGTGAAATCATCTGCATGACACCACCCAACACCATCGCGCCGCCCATCATAAACGCTGAGGAGGCAAGCGCACCCATTGCAGCCAATGACGCGCCGCCAGTAAAGAACGCCGTAGCCATGACAGCCGCGCCCAAAACAACCTGGAACAAGCCACCAGATTTCGAGCCTGTAGGGATCGGGATAATGCGAACCTCTCGCGCGCACTTCCACGCTGTTTCGTCATGCTGCCCCACGTTTTTACCATCAACAAAGATCGCGTAATGCATACGTGAACCAACTTCACTTTGCATATAGTCTTTAAAGCCCTCCACGGTCGCAGAGAGCGCACGAATTGCTTCGGGGTATGATTGCACGGCTAGCTCATGAAAAACGCCAAATCGACGCCCTAGCGAGCCTGAAAGCTTGATTGTTTTCAATGTCTCAATCATTACGGTAGCTCCTTATGTCTGCACACCATAACGGTATGCTCTTGATACCATCCAGAATACAGATCTGTGCGCGACAGCTTGCCGAAAGCGTGATGCAAGATCTGATTGTCTCCTACGTAAATTCCTGCGTGGTTCCATACTGGCGCTTGCAGTTGCATGATTATCATATCACCAGGCTGAGGCTCTTTTCCGGTTGGCACAAATCCCTCTTTCAGATAGTTCTCCTGGTACAGATTTTCGCCGTGCTCCGGCTTCCACCATTCGTAAGGCTTGCGGAAGTCATTCAAGATCACGCCCTGCTCTTTATGCCAGGCCATAATCAGCCCCCAGCAATCATACGAACCCAAAGCCCACGGGCGACCAATCAGAGGACGCGTTGCAGGCTCGACCATGCGCATATCACCTTCCGGCAAGGAAACGATAACCCAAGTCACGCCCATTTCGTCACACATACAAGTGTCGTGCGCGCTCGGTAGCGTGGTTGCGCCGTCGCCTGTGTGCGAGTGAACCACGGCGATTAATTCGCCTGAGTCGATAGCCTCCGCATACTGGATCGGCTCCATGGCGAAATGCTTTTCCGGCTCGTCGTGAATGTTGTCGATGCGGTGATAACGCTGGACGCGCGATTTTTGAGTGACAACCCCGCAACACTCTGCGGGGTAAACGTCTTGCGCGTGGCGCATGATTTCAAGTTTAATTTTTGCGCTAATCATTGATATCTCCTGTTAAGCGATGCGACAGCACAGCCGCCGAAATCCAATTCCTGATCCACTCCAAACCTGATCTTGCAAGCCGTTGGAGTACCTGCGCAATAATCCAGGCTCGGATCTGTTACGGGGTTATTGTCTTTGTCAAACATTCGCGAACCATTATAACCGCAACCCTTGCCGGAACGATACCAGCCCCTTTGCGCCCAATAGCAAACGCTCTGAGACACGCGCGGCGGGATCATGATTCCATCCATATCATATGGCGATGTTAAATCAAAGCGCGCTATCGAATTGTTGCAGAAGTTTGGTCGCTCAACGTAATAAACCAGCTTTCGATAAGCGCCGTCTTTCACGCTGCCGTCGCTCTGCATTAGCTCGCGCGCCGTGATCCAGATAGTCACCCTGGCTTGCATCATGCCATTGTAGGATCGGATTAGCGCCGATACGTGGCTATCGATATTTGACAGGATTAGCTGAGGCTTTCCGGCCTTGCCGTTACTGGTGAAGCTTATCCCCGTAATCCCGAACGGGCGCGCGCCGTATCGCTTACCCTGGAACACGATTTCCTTTGGCGGTAGCGTGCCAGTTTTGACGGCTTGCATGATTTCTTCCGGCGAGTATTGCACATTCTCATTGTGGAAGCGGTAGACCTGCGCACCAAACTTTGTCCCGTCAACCTCCACCAGCGTGACAATCTCGCCAGGGTATAGACTTTGCAAACAGTTCTCAAATTCTTCTTTGCCTGTAGCCATTATTAGACCTCCTTTATGATGATTGCATATTGTAGCAGAATAAAAAAAGCCGCGCGAGGCGGCTTTGTGTTATGTCATGCTGCTGAATTGCTCCGTAAAAGTTGCGCTCACTTCCTGAACGGTTGAGGAAAGAGGTTTAGATCCGATTGATCCAGATTTAACCCTGAATAACCCCATGTCACCTTGCGGAGTAACCCAAGCAAACGGCTTGATAACGTGCGCCTTGAGGAATGCGATCACCTCCTTGTAATCGCGCCCACCGTAGACGATCTGATAATCTCGCCGGAATGTGTTGAATCCAGAGGATGCAACCTGAGTGTAACCATTACCGAAAACAACCTCTCGCGTTGTATCGGTTGAGGTAAGGGAGCCTCCGCCCCCTTGAATTTGAGTACACCATTTAAAAACGTCCAAATTAGCCATTCGCAGTCCTCGCCATAACGAACTCGAATACCTCGCCGCCCTGAGTACAGGACTCCTTGAGCATATTCGAAACAATCATCTTAACGCCCGTTTCCATGCCTTTAGGGTCGTTCCCGTTGTTAATGTTAACCTCGATCCCGCTGATTGCAAAGCTCGGTGCGCCGCCGCTAACTGTGCCGCCGCTGTAACCAGATCCGCCAACGCTGCCGCCGTTCGCGTAACCGCGCATAAGGCGATACAGGTTTTTAGCGCCGATTCGCTGCGTGGCCTCTTTAGTGAACACGAATTCACCTTTGTGAACGATGCCAGCCGGATCATATTTCGCGCCGTCACCAGTGTAACCACCACCAGAGAATCCCTTCATCAGCGATCCCATTGTCCAGGTTTTGCCGCCTGTCATACCTGAAATGGCATTGAAGATAGCCATCTTTGCAATCATCTGCACAATCATTTTGATAATGCTGCTTGCAAAGTCTTTAAAGCTGGCTTTGCCAGTGGTTAAAAACTCAGTCATGAGATCGGATAAACCATTCAGACCAGCGGAAGCAATCTCCCCCACGTTGTCGTACATGTTCATTGCTTCCGCGCCGTAGTCAGCAAACGCCTTTTTAGCGCCAGCCAACCAATCCATTTGCAACTGATCCTCTTTGGCGTAGAACTCCTGGCGTTTCTTGATCATGTCCTGCAATGCGGTATCGTCAGCGCCACCACCTTTTGCAAGGTAATCATTTCGAATCTTCTGCAATTCAAGCTCGCGCTGAATTTGCTGATCCGTCATGCCCTGCTGCTTCATGTTTAGCTCGTCAATCGCCGCGCTGGTCTGCCGGATGAAATCGACTGAATTTTGCTCAAGCTTGTTTTTCCGCTCCTGCAAAATAATCTGATCCCCAATCTCGGCTTTCTGGCGCGCAAGCTCAACAACGCTTTTCTGCTCAGCTAATAGGCGCTTCTCTCCGGCTGTTAGCTGGCGCTTGCTCTGCGCTTTCTCCAGGATCTCGATCTGCTTTTCGATGCTCCACAAAGATTTGCGCTGGCTGGAGATAACATCGTTGATGGTGCGATGCTCTTTCAGCGTTTCCAACTGCGCTTGCAGCACGTAAAGCTCTTTGTCGAGTTTCTCAACAACGCTACCGCCGCCGCCTTTCGACGTTTTACCCTTGCCTTTCTTCTCCTCAAGCTTTTTGAGATCCTCAATCTCTTGTTTCTTCGCTTTGATGAGATAGGCCGCTTGTTTCTTCGCTTCCTCGTTGTTTGACTTCTCAAGCTTTTTCTGATTCGCGATCAGTTCGTTAAGCTCTTTCTGCGCATTGGCAACCCTGTTAGTGTTGAAATACTGCTTTTCAATCTCTGCGGTTGCATCTGCAAGAACTTTGGCATTCTGATCTGCAATCTCTTTGTTTTTCTTTCCGTACTCGGTCATTATTTCGAGCGCGTTTTCCAGGTTGCTCTTGCGTCGAGTATCTTTCTTTCCTGCGTATTCCGTTCCCTCAACATCACCCGTCAGCACGCCCCCCATCGCTTTAAGACGAGCCTTTGCAACGTCCCACCACGTCTTTTCAAGCTCTGCAACCTTCTGCATGTGCTCCGCGATCTTGCCGTTTAGCGATGAAATATCACCGTCTTTCTGATACTGGCGCGCCATATCAGCGGCATCGGAATATGACATCCCCAGGTCTACGAGTTTTTTGATCAGCGATCCGGCGCTGTCTTTCGTCGTTGCGAATGACTTAACAAGCTCCTCTGAGGTTTTGCCCGATACGCTCGCAAGCTCCTGCACAGAAACCGCAAGTTTGCTGGAAAAGTCAGAAGTAAAGCCCGTTGCGTCCTGAATGGTTTTCGAGATTTCCTTAAGCTCTTTCCTTGAGTTGTACGCGCTAATAGCCATGTAACCCAACACGCCAACAACCGCACCCAAGCCAACTTTTAACGGGCTGAGCAAGCTTAGCAGAGCCTTAAACGTTGGAATGATACCGCCGAATGAGTCTTTAATCTGTCCGCCCTGCTGGATCGCCACCAACCAAATAGGCATTCCGCCAGCAAGAGAGGTTGTGACGTCAGTAATCTGAGCCGGAAGCATTCGCATCGCCTGGCGATACTGCCCCATTGAGATCCCAAGCTTAGAAACCTCCTGCTCCTGTGCGCGTAACTGCGCAACGAATGGAGCCGCCTGTGCCGTCACGCCCAATTGCGCCGCTTTCATTTCCACCAGTTCGGATTGAGTCTTGCCAGCCGCCGCCGCTTGCTGCTCAAGAGCCGCAATGAACCTTTGCGCCTCAGCCGCCGCGCGTGCTTTCTGCTTTGACTCCTCCAGCGCCGCGCGCCCTTCCTCGGTCAACGCTTTGCGGTTGCGCTGCAACTTGCTCGTCTGAGTTTCCAGAATTTCACCAAGGCGGAAAAACGTTTCATCAGGGACGACGCCCTTTTTCCAGAGTGCGTCTAAATCTCCAGCCGCCTTGCGCAGCCTGTCCATTTTTGCAGCAGTCGGATCAATCACATTCTGGATGGATTGAAACTCCTTGCGCTGCTTCGAAAGCTCCTGAGCAAGCTGTTTCGCTTTCTCGCGCGCAACCTGCTCCTCATTCACGAACGATTCAACCGCATCAGCGGCGTCATGGTTCGCCTCTTTGAATTGTCGCAGGGATTTGATCGCGTTGTTTAGCTGCGATACGTCAACCCCTAGCGATAGTCCTGCGTATTGTTCGGACATTTCTATACCTCCGATATGAAAAAAGCGCCCGTAGGCGCTTTGTTATTTGCTCGCGTGCATCATTTCAAGCGCTTTGCTTTCCATTACTCGCAAGTCGTTCAATGCCATTTCTTCATCGTCTATTTTATAGATTTTGAACAACATAGGCAAAACATTGTAATCAAGCCCGTAAGCACCCGCGCCGCTAGATCTCCATTGAGTTTGCATTGCGCAGAAGATATCCCATGACTGATTCATTTCTTCATCAAAGATAACCTCTGGCGGCTCCTCGCCCTCATAGTCTGCGCGGGTTAAACCTACGGCCTCAAGCTCTGCATCTGTGGGCGGCTTCTGGTAGTACAGATAAACCGCCCTTTTCAGTTTTTTACGCGCTGCCCCGCCAATGCTGAGAGATAGGAGCCAGTGAGCGCCAGAGCCGCGCCAGGGTACAGGCTTACCAGTTCGGCGGCGTTTTCCGCATTAAATTCTTCCTCCAGGTTCCAACCCGTCGCCAACTTCATGATGAAATCGGAATCGCTCACAACGTCGGACGATTCATACAGCGCTTGCACTTCCTTCGCCTTGATATGGCGCACGGTAAACACGATCTCTCCCTGCTCGCCGTCCGGCATGTTAAAGGTAACTGGAAGTTTGAAATCTGGCAGTGGTTTCAGTGTGATTTTCATTTTAGCCATTGGTGTTTCTCCTGTGATAGCACTTTTTGTTAAAAGTGAGTTGGTTTGATTTGATAGGATGATTCTACAGAAATAAAAAACGGGGCGCAACGCCCCGTATGGATTAAGCCGTTTGATCAGACGGCAGGAAGGTAAAGCGACCTTTCAGGGAGCAAGAGAGGGAAACGGTTTCCATCTCGTTAACTGCGGTCTGCGGGATTTCGTTGAAGGCCAGAACACCAGCCCACATGCGAATCTCTTTTGCTTTCGGGACGTACATACGCATGGCTTTTACGTCGCCGGATTCGTCAGCTTTTCGCAGAACCGGATAGATCGCGTTGTCGTATTCGTGCGCAAAGGTGTAGGTCATGGAAACCGCGCTCTTATACGTTGGGATCTGCTGCTCCTGGTCGTCGGACAAGCACTGGAATGTGAAAAACTGCTGCTCGCCGCCGTCCTGCGCAAGATCCTGAACGCAAGGAATTTCCATCCAGCTTTCAATCTTCACAAATGAAGCGGTAGCGCCAGTAGGGAACACGTTAGTGTCGCTCGTGTCGATACCTTCCATTGTGATTGCCTGATCCTGTGCGTCGGAAATTCGCAGAACACGGTCAATCAGTTTGCCCCATGCGGAAGCGGTCACGATCACGATATCGCCTTTTTTCAGGTCGCCTTTTGCGGAAACGGTGAAAACTGGCTTTGTTGCGTTGCTAACTGCGGTCGCTTCAACAACGGTGTTTGATCGGGTGTTTTCAACAAAGATCTGAGATCCGTTTGGTAGATGCATAATTAATTACCTCTCTTGTGGTCAAGTCTAACTGTGAAACGTACCGGAATCATCCAGCCAGTTTCTGATTTCTGAACGGGGCGAACTTCTGCACCCTCACTGATATAACCAGTATTCAGCATTTTACCATCTTCAAAGAATTCAGCAATATCTTTCGCCAGCCGTCGAGCCTTATCGGTTCCAGTGCCAGGCGGCAGCGTAACGTTGACCTGAACCATTCCCAGATAAACGCGACACTTACGATCCAGCGAAACATATTCACTATCAACCTCATGGTAATGGAACGCGAGCCAGATTGAGCCGTCGCCTGGTGGAGTAAAATTCACGTTCTCATATGCGATCTTGTACTGATTTTCGTACTGCTCCGCGAGCGCCATGCGCGCCGCCAACATTAACTCATAGTGCATGTTTTGCCCTCGACTCTCTGATCGCCTCCGCCATGAATGAGCGCAAGCGTATTGCTACAATGCCAACAACACCAGCGGGAGCCTGTTTTGAATGCCCGTATTCCAGAGCGTTGGCGTAAATCAACATGTTAGAAAAGTGGATGGAACGAACCGCGCCGCCGCCACGCATGATTGCGTGAATAGCTCGCTTGCCCTCGGCAATGGTTTTGTTTCCGTCTTTGTCGTATTGGTTGAGCGCGTGTAATGGTGGCTTGTTTGCTGTTACTTGCCAGTTTCCGCGAAACCGCCCCGTATCGACGGGCGAGCCTTTTACAAGGGCGGATTGAACCTTACCAGCAAAAATTTCTACGCAATCAACAAGCCCCTCTCCGGCTGCATCAATCCATTTATCAATGCTCGCCTCGAATTGTCTGATTGAGTAGTTAGCCATGAACCGCAACCCTCCGCAAGATCGGTCGATACGCTACAGTCTGCCCCGTTGGTCTGATTGGTCGAGCTTCAACGACAACGTAGCGCTCACCGTCCACGTCAACAAAGTTTCCGTTTCGGATCTCAACGTCAGCATTGAAAACGCCCAACTTGTCAGTTACTCGAATTGTTTCGCCGTCAACTTCTCGCACTCGCGGCGCTCGGATTAGCCCCTTGATTTCGGTTGACTCCTCCGGCCTTTCAACCTCAATGCCGCCTACAATCTCGACGCCACCGCCGCCAGTGATTAGCTTGAATGTGCCGTTGCCGTCGCTGAAAAATGCGATCCCGGCCTTTGCTCTGTTTGCTATTGCTGCATAATTCATCAACAAACCCTCCGGCGCTTGAATCCAGTTACAAGGCCAAACCCGCCGCCCTTCTTGCGGTTTAGCGTTTCAAACATCTTGCCCCACGGCGTCTGTCGGATCTCCTTGCCGGAAGTGTCAGCAGATACGCGATCAAACGTCTGCGAAAATTCACCGCTCAGAGCGAATGACGCGACACGCTGAGAGTAACTCTCTACGCTTTCTCCTTGCTGCTTCATTGCCCCATCCAGTGTCATGAGGTGCAAAGCGTACAGCGCAACGGCTCGCGGATATGACTCTTTGAATCGCTTCTCGCAAACGAATTCTTTCGCCAGGTCAACCCAACCCTCAAGCAAGAACGGATCGACGTTTTGCATTGGTGGCGCTAGCTGGTAAAGGATGTTCATAATTTGCTCATTCATTTTCGTTTCCTCCAGATGTGACAAAGGGCGCATTAAGCGCCCCAGGTATTAAAATTCGCCGCCGTCCTCTAACTCTTTACGGCTCTTACCCGCGCGCGGGTCTTTCTTTTTGCCTTTCTTGGCTCGCTCAATCACTGCGTTTGTTGCGTCAACATCGTTTTTGATAATCAGATCGCCGCGAGAAATGAGGTGCTCAATGCCTTTGTTTTCCAGTTCGGCTTCTGCGATTTCGAATTCATCGCCTGGCAGGTGGCGATCACCCTTGAAGTAGATAGAGCACAGACCAACGTTAACCAGAGTCACTTTCTTTTCTTTTGCCATGTTTTGATCTCCATAAATAAAAAAGGGAACCTCGTAAGAGGCTCCCATGATATTACACGCCAGTGATTAACACAATAGTCAGAGGGCGATAAATTGTCAGGCCAGTGCATTTAGAGGTGCAAGGCACTTTGAAATGCAGGTCTTTCGGCTGAGCCGGAAGCATGTTAAACGCTTCTGGAATTTCGATAGACATATTCATTGGGTCTTTTTCGTAGACCAGAACGCCTTTTTTGCCAGCGCCGTCGATATCTTCAAGCTCTGCGATTGCTTCAATGGTGATGCCACCATTCTGTTTCATGAAGTAATCCAGGTAGCTTTCAGTAGTTTCCGGCATACGAACCATCAGGACTTTACGCACAGACGGCGGGATCAGAATGTGAGTAGCGCGGTGCTGCCCGTCAGTCTGAGTTTCCAGCGCTTCGATTGCGTTAGTCAGATCGTTGTAGGCGTCCTCGGCGTTTTTCTCTTTGGTTTCAGCCTTGTACCACTGCTTGCCAGCCGCGATTTTGGTGATGTTCGGGTGATCAAACACGCTCAGAATTTTGTGCGGCTTGGAACCTTTAAACACCAGAGTGTTAACCAGGTGATCGTGTGCGCTCTGCGCTGCGTTGGCTTTGCGGTTGCTCAGGCTCTTACCAGTGCGCTGACCTGCCTTGATTTCGTCAATGGAGATCAGGAACGCATTACCCAGGCGGAACACTTTGCCGAACTCGGTAGACATCAGCGCGTCTACAGTTGGCAGGTCGTCGGTATAGTCAGCGATGATTTTCGCGTAACCAACCTTATCAAAAGTCTGGTATTCGAAAGTCTTGTCCGTGTCGCTCAGTTCGTTGGTTACAGGGAACACGCGCAGAGCGGAACCAGCAGGGTATTCTTTTTCGTAAGCAGCGGAGCGGATTTTGTGAAGCTCCTGCGCCGTCCAAATACCCATATCAGTTGCGTCAGCTTTCACGCCCTGCATTTGCAGGTGAGAAGTCACAACGCTGGCGTCAAATTCGTCATATTTTTTAGTCATATAAATTTCTCCTTTTAAGGGGCTGTGAAATCAACAGCCCCAATGATAGCACTTTTTGTTAAACGTGCAACAGGTTTTTGGTTTATGCTGGAATGTCCACTCCAACGATGCATAAGTTACTGTCGATCTTGATCTTGTCTCCGGTGTAAAACCATCCATCAGCCAACTCGCCGCTGGTAGAGCAAATGCCGTCACCGTTTACCAAAACCGGATCTTTATATTCAGGTTCAACGTCCAGCTCAGCCACGCACCAAACGCGACCGCGCCTTACGACACTGATTGGTTCCCCTTCCTCATAGCTGCAAGAATCAAGCGGCTTGAGCGATACGCCAACAAAGCCACTCCCGCAGACACCAACAAGATTATACCCATCAGACATGCCAGCTAACTTCAAGGCGATGCCAGGCTTTATAGTTTCGTCACCGCACACAAAGGAACCATCTATGATCGCGATTGATGAATCAACCATACAGCCAGGCGATGAAACGCCAACCAAAACGGAATAGTCAGACATTACAACCTCCAGATAAAAGAATAGGCGCTCAATGAGCGCCTATTTGTTATGCCGCTGGCTTAACTTTTACCTCAACCAGGAAGAGATCCTGGAATTTGGTTTTATCGCCTGTAAATTTCCAGCCAGTAGTGATTTCGCCGCTTTCGCTCACCTGACCGCTTTCGTCAAGCTTAACGTCACCGTCAAATGCTACGGTGATATCATCATCAGCCAGCATCCAAACGCGCCCTTCGGTCATTACGTTGATGCCGCTGCCGACCTCGTAGATCATGCGACCACTTTCGGAAGTAGTCTGAAAGTGGGATCGCACAGCTACGCCGTAAGCTTTACCACTCGCCGCCATAGGCTTAACCATCTTGTTACCCATAGCATCAACGCCGTCATGCTGCACGGCAACACCAACAAGGATGTTTTTGGTTGCGTTTCCTTCTGCGTTGTTAAGCACGCAAGCACCGTCGATGTTGTATGCGGAGGTGTCGCCAAACTGACCTGGCAGGGCGCGGGACATTGCAACGCGATATGATGCAGAAATAGCCATGTTGTTTTCTCCTTATTTCAGTTTGTTGAGTCGAGCGGAAGGATTCAGCGCTTTATCTTCGCCGTCCTGCTTCTCGTTCTTTTCTGCGTCGCCTTTTACGGCTTTACGCTGTGCCGCCATTTTATCAGAATCTTTCGCCAGATCAAAGGCAACATCAATGTAAGCGTCTGCTTTGGCTGAAATGTCAGCGCCAGTGACCTCTTTCACGAAAGCAACTTTGATTGCTTTTGCGTCCAGGCCGTCAGTTTTCACACCTGCTTCCTCAGCAACTTTGACCAGTTCGGCGTGTGCTTCTGCGTCTGCTTTTGCCTGTTTTACAGCTTCTTCAATCTGCGCAGGAATGCCGTCAACTTTTGCTTGCAGCGCGTCGCGCTCTGCTTCCAGGCCGTCAGCTTTTGCGGTCGCTGCGTCTGCGTCAGCTTTGATCTTGTTGATATGCTCCGCTACTTCCTTCGGTACGTCGAATTCTACAGCGCCGTCAAGTTTGATTTTTACAGTCATGTTTCCATCCTCTTTGTTTGAAAATTCCTCGTCATGATACGGGAATTCCTGCTCGCTATCAAGATTTAATTTAGCGATACCCGCGCGGCCTTTGAATACCATAGCGATATGGTTCACGCTGATATTAGTCTGAACCGCATCGAAACGAACCCAATCGGCGCTATCAGCTTTCCATCCCTCCGGCATATCTTCATCAAAGAAGTATTCGCCCGTGGCGTTATTACCCCAACCTGGCTTGTCAATGTCAACGGAGGTGTAGCCAACCGAAAGCTCTGCTGTTTGTTTGGCCTTTGCGCTCTGAATGGCTCGCTTGTCGTAAATGCTCAACGGAACCTCAACCCCGATCCCGTTTGGCACACCAGCGCCAGCGCACGCGCCAACAACAACCTCTTTTGCATTCTCCGGCGTCACCGTTACGTGACCGATTGTGATCGGCTTGCCGGAAAACGTTTCGAGTGAGTCAGCCTTGAAAACCTCAGAGGCGGGGCGGAATTCTCGCCGCTCGCCGTATGGTGTTTGATACACCTGCAAGCCAATTCGTGCAACAATCGGACGGTCAACTAAAAAACCGTGCTCGTCAATCTTCGCTTTCACCTGCACGCTGTCAAATCGTTGTACTTTTTTCATTCAATTCTCCTCTACCATTTTGGAATCGCCCAACAGCGGCAACCGTATTCCTCACCAGGGAACGGGTGAATATCGTTTAAGTCGATCTCTTTTCCCTCCCATCGTAAGTGTTTGAGTCGCTCGCGCTCGTCTAGCATACCATGCCAGTAATAAGAATTCACCCCTGCATCATAAAGGCGCTGGCGCATCAGGCGACTATTCCACGATCCCACGATTCCGGTTGCACGGTTGCCAGCCCAGGACGAGTAAACGGCAAAGCGGCGCTCCGCGATCTCGTTTACCTGCTCTGAATTCTTCCCGGTGAAATTGGCTTGTCGGACGTTAGCCGCCCAATCCTGGATGATGTTAGTAAACAGCTTATCGAAAGAATCGGCGCTCATTGTGTGCCATTCTCCATAAAGCTTTTGATACCAGCTTTCGCCCTGATTGGCTCCAACTGCGACCAGCAAAATAACCGTTGGATTCGCTGCGCCTCCGGTTGACTTTGCAACATTGATAAACTGCTTTGCGTTGAACTTGTACACGGTAGCGGCGAGCGCCGGAAGCAGACCAATCAGAGAGAGCGCAAGCTCTTTGGCAAAGTCTTTTATCTCCTGCTCTGCCGTGCTGATTTCCTGATCCGTTGCGTCAAACTTCATTGAGTGCGTCTTTCTGCGCATGAATACAACCAGATCTCTGACAGCCTCCCGAATGGAGCGGGACAAACCCCGCTCGCTCGCTTCTGGAAAGCGCCATTGTTTAACAACGCCTTTCACTTTCATTATTCATTCTCCGTGCCTGGCTCCGGCTCCGCTTCCGGTTTCGGTAGCTCGATTTTGTTTGTGTCTTTCAGCTTGAGGATTGAGGAAAGGGATCGCAGAGTGTCGCGCGCCTCCTCGCCGTCAATGACCTGATCCTGCACCAGCTTAGTGACTGAATCAACGTTTTTGTTTAACACTTCCGCCTGATCTTTATCACTCGGAACCGCAAGAGGCTCGAACACAATAGACCATTCCGTTTCTGCCACCAGGAACGGGAGCAAGAATTCAAGCACAGGCTTGTAATCTTCGCCGCGCTTGCGGTCGATCAGTTTGTGATAAGTCTCAAGCGCCGTGTTTTGGCTCGCGCTAACGCCGCCAGTGTTTTTATTTTTGAGCACGATTTCATGAATGCCAGTAAGCGACACAATGCGATCAAGCTTGCGCTCCAGGAATTCAGGTACGCCGGAAACGTCAGAGTTGAGCACCTCGTATTCCTCGTCCGTTGCGTCAATGCCGATTGCCTTGCCAACGCCGCCCTCGTCGTCAACTTGAGCCAAACGCAACCGCGCCGCCGCAACCCCTTCCTCGTCGTCGCACAGATCCGCAAGGCCGCGCGCTTTCCATACCGCTTGCTGCTTGCGGCGTAAAAGCTGAGTCGCAAGCTCCTCGCAATAGTTGTAATCGTGGATCGCTTCAATTAGTCGTTTGTTGAGGATTGAGCCGCCCCAACCGTCATTGTTCTTTCGCTGCTCGTTCGGCAAGCGCTCGCCGTCGATAATACAGATTCGCGTGTAATGCACCTCGTACTCTGGAATATCGTTTCCTGGCGTGATGGTGTACAAAACAGGCTCGCCATAGCGCACGCTGCGCGCGTTGGTTTCTCGCTTGCTTACTCGGATCTGGAATCGGTCATATACTCGGATGTCCTCAAGCATAGCGCCAGGCCTAACAGGAGATTTCAACATGCGACCGTCAGCGACGATTGCCACGATACCAGCGCCGCCGAACAAGCGCGACCAGCAAAGAGCATCAATAATTTTCGCGTTGAGTCGCTTCTCGTCCCATAGCGAGCGGAATGCGGCCTCGTCTGCGATGCCCTCAACGGTAAAGCCTGGTGTCACCATATCCTCCGGGATCACATCGATAATTCGCTTTGCCAGGCCGTCAGTTTCATAGAACGATGCGAGTGATGTTTTTGCAAGGCCGTGCATATAGAACGGCTGCGCCACTCGCTGCTCACCTTTAAAGATCTCGTTGTAGCCGTCGGCCTTAACGATTTTTGATTTTTCAGTCATATTCTGATCTCCATAATAAAAAAGGGCTGGATTGTCCAGCCCTGATTATATCCACTTTTAGCAATTCGTGCTATTTCTTCCGTAACCCTGCAAGCTTTTTCATGCGTGCAACCGGATCGTCTGCGAGGTTCATTTCCACGTTTACCGCATCGACGATGTTATCAACAATGTCGTCATTTGGGTGTGAGTCGTCAAACGTGAACGCCGCCACCTCTGCGAGTAGCTCCGGCAACATCGGGTGATTCTCCGGAAGAGCCACGCGCCCCGCTCGCATCACTGGCGCGGCATCCATTGCGCGGGTTACTTTGTCCGTGCTGCGCTGAACGGGATTTATATCAATCGGGATCTTTTTCTGTGCGCCCTGAATCAAACCCGTGCCGCTAGCTTTGTCCTCTATGTGGATTCGACGCAATGAGCCACACTCCTTGTTACGCTTCCAGCACTGATTGACGAACGCTACAAAGTTGGTTTCCAGATCTGGCGCTTCCCACTTGCCGCGAACACCATCAATGAAGTAAACGCGATTCTTGAACATGCCCCAATAGCAGAAAACGGAATAGTCGTTTAACTCTCCTGCCTTTTGCGCTGTATCGCCTGTGATAAACGTATACTCAAAGCGATCCGGTTTTGGTAGCGTGCATTTTTCTCCGTCGCCGTAATACTGGAACCAATCGGTTTTGAATACGTTCCCGCCCAAAGCGATAGGCGCTTGCTGATACTGCGACGCGAAAGTGTAAGGGTCGGCTTCCCTTAGCGCCAGCAAGTCTTTTGCACTTTCCTTTGCAGGCCAGAATGAGTAATGCGCCACGCCGTCAATGTAAACAGGCTCGCTTGTCAGCACGTCGCGATCAAATTCAGGCTTTAACCAATCAGGAAGAGTCTCGCGGTATTCTTCCGTAACCAGCGCCGGAATACTCACAACCTTAAATTCGATGCCGCCCATACCGCCATTAAGCATAAACCATGTGGAATCATTGACGTGTAGCCGCTGCTGCACCATTGCAATAGGTGTAGTGTCCTTCATTCGACGAGATCGGACTGTGTTCTTCAGTCGCGTATGCGCTGCGTCGCGACGAACCTTAGAAAACATGTCATCAGGTTTATCAGGATCATCAAGCAACAACATTCCGGTAAAACCCTCGTCCATGTAGCCGCCACGCAAACCCGTTACCTGTCCACCAATGGATCTGGAATTGACCTGCAATTTAACTTTTCCGTCACTGTTAAGGACAACCAGATCCTTTGCGCTCGCTTTAGCCAGCTTGCCAGGCCAAAGCTCTTGCCACTCTGGAGATCCAACAATCTCCCTGATCCGGCTGCTGTTTTGCTGCACAAGACTGTCAGAGAACGAAAGGTTTAGGTTTCGAACCTTCTTGCTTTTCAGCGACGCATACGGCGACATATGGATCGAGAAAATCTCAGTCTTACCAGAGCCAGGGGTGATGTTAAAGATCACGTTTTGCGACTCGCCGGAAATGATTTTCTCTACCTCATGACACAGCAAGCTAAAATGCCAGTTACCCAAAAACTTTTGGCCTTGCAGGAGTTGGAACCAGATACGGATCATCTTTTCAAACGAAAGCTCGCTCATTTCTTTAATGGCGCGTTTCTGCGCCACTGTTAAATCTTCCCAAATCAACATGGTTAAATTTTCTCCAGAATATCTAACACAGCCTCTTTGACTTCCTCCGCGCTAACGTCGCTAATTGCTGCTGAGGATTCAGCGGAAGCGGAAACGTTAATCTGCGGTGATTGGTCTAAGCCCAATTCTTTACCGATCAGTGAAGCATTGATCACGCCGTTAGCCGCAAGCTGGAATTTCTGCTCCGTGATCACGGTGTCGATAAACTCCATTACTTCGCTGAAACCTGGCTCTTTGCGCCACTTCTCGACCGCGCACTTTGACCAGCCGCAAAACAGCCGCAAGCCGTTGACAGTGAACACGCGAGGCTTTCGGATCTCGTCCTGGTACGTGCGCCCCTGGAAAGATGAAGTTTCAGCGGCTTTGATAGCGTTAAGCTCCGCCCACTCAAAATACTTGATCGCCAGTTCAAAGATCTGCTCCGGCGTGTAGCGGTGTGACTTGTTTAGCTGGACGATATCGCCATATTGCTTGTTATACAGTCGCTTGAAGTTTAGCGCCTGGTGCGGTTTTGCCTTCTCTTTTTCGCTCATAGTTTTACCTCCTCTAGTGGAGTCCGATTATAACAGGCAACAAAAAACCCCGCAAATGCGGGGTTTCTGTTATTCAACGTATTTCACTGATCCGTCACCTCGGACAATGCCGCCGTGAATCTTGCCGGAAATGGCGAGGAATCGACCTCGAACTTTCCAGCGCTTTTCTTTCTCGTTCCACATGGCGGAAGCAAACCAGCCCTTTTTGATTGCGTACTTCTGCGCAGCGCTACCAGCGAAAAAGATCAGAACTAAAGCCAGGATAAAGCCAATTACGATACCTGCGATCATGATAAACTCCTTACAAGGTTGATTGAAAACTGGTGCGTTTCGGGGTCTGCACCTGAAAGCTCTTTGGCGAATTGTGCGGCTTCAACTTCATTCTCTGCCGTCACCTCGCATTCGAAATTCTGTTTGCATGAGGAGCAATTGCGCCCCATGCGGCGAATGGTTAGCTTAACGTGCCACTTCATCTGGCTTATCCTCTTGCAACTTAACCATGAAATCACCGATCCGGCCTAACATCGCCTCGCCTTTCTTGAACCGTTTTTTGTAGCGAGTCTTTACGCCGTCGCGCTCGACTGTGATCGTGACTTTGATATCTTCCGTTTGGTGTCGTTTCATTTCGTTCTCCTGATAGGAAAGAAGGCGGTGCGTCTTATGGCATAACCAGCACACCGCCGTTGTTTTGTAGCTCCGCGCTACTCGTTCGGCTGCAAAGGCCGCTCTTTTGTTTACGGGGCTTAGGTTAACCAATCAGAGGCATGGCGTCAATCATTCTCTGTCAAAATTCTTTCCCCAGCGCCCTCGCAGATATCCGGCGAGCCATATAAACTGCGTTTTGGTTAACAGTGTTGATACTGGCGTATAGTGTTTGCAGATAACGCCAGCGGCGATGCGATCATATTTCTCGTCCTTTTGCTCGATGCGATCCGCAATCTCTTTCACACACTCGCGCGCCGCACGCTTAACGATGTTGAATTCTGCCTCATTCAATCCGAACATTTTATAGCCCTCTGCTCTGCCAAAGTTGGAACATCTGAAAATAGTTTAAAGCTGCTTTCTGGTCTCCGCGCTCAAGCGCTTCTTCCTGCTTGCGTGCGCACCACTGCGACGGTTTTTCGTAGTTATACATGCAATCACCTTCCTAAAATTTGCGCCTCTTGTAGAGCGTCTGAGGCGCTTTAAATGCTATGCGATTTTAATAAATTTCTTCAAGTAGGTTTCGGATGTTGTTTAGCGTCTTGAGTTTGTAGCTATCCCATGCCGCCGAACCTGGCTCAAGCTCTCGCGGCGAACCTGGCGCTGCGGTGCTCATGTCGTCGATAATGTTTGCTACCTCGTCAATAATCAGATCTTTAATGTGCTCGATAGCCTGGATGTTCTCTACAGATTCGAACGCCTGAACCGAGCCACCCAACACGCGATGTTGTGCCATTGCTTCGCTGCGGGTTTCCCATAAGCGGACGCGCTCTTTTTTGTTCTCGTTAGTGCCGATCATGTAGCGGTGTACAAAAATCATTCAAAACTCTCCATCAGTTCATTTTTACGCTTCCAGTCCTCGACTGCTTTTGCAGTGTAACCAGCCTCTGCACGCCATGCCGCCAGATTCGCCTGTTCGGTTCCTGCTGGCATCATCTTTTGCTCAAGCTGCATAAACATTTCCTTTGCAACATCAGCGTCAATGTGACAGGCGGAAATGTTGCCGATGTCGATGCGCCAACCCAAGGACTCAAGGAGTTGTCGCGCTTGCTGCACTGAAAGGTTAATCTGGATCATTCTTCCTCCACACGGTCAAATTTAATCAGTGGTGCATTTTTCAGCATTGCCACATCTGGATCATACTTATCGAAAGTCACCTCGTAGCAAGTGCCGCAATCATCAATCACGAGGCCGTATCCGCTATCGGTTGCCACAAGCTCATACTGGCAACCCGCCATGATTGCGCCATAAGTGCGACGTGCTTCAAAGTAGCTTTCTGTAAATACCGCCATTTTCGTTTCTCCGTTTCGTTTCGATGGGGTAACTATACCAGCCTACCCCATCGGCGTTTTAGCAATTCGTGCTATTTTACTTTTGCAGGTTGATTAACCCATCAGCCAGCGTGCGCACAACTTTCGCATGAGTCAGGATGTTCTCCCCCTCCGGTACGCGCAGGATTTTACGCAGCTTTTCCAGGACTTCGACATTTGGATCTTTATCTGCCGCCTTGAAACTGCTGCTTGCAATAAACACCCCGCCTTTCTCAAGCCGCCAGCCGCTACCCTTACACATATCCCGAAAGGCTTGCGCCGCCGCTTGCCGTGCCGACTCCATAGCCTCTTGCGCATCTGGAATACTCACGCGCTCAAACTTTCCGCGCCAATCCAGACGAGCCGACACGATACCATCGCACCGCACAATTGTTTCCTCCTTTGCATCGTTGAGCACGACAACGCGACCAGATCCGAAACCGTGTTGAATTTCGTAGAGCTTTCCAGCAGTAAAGTTTTCACCACATGCAGTAGGGCGTACATAATATTTCATTCTACAATCTCCCAATCTTTGCCGTTAATGTGAATAGAGCGCTCAAGTCGCGTGTAGCATGGGGAGCCTAACTCCCCGATGAATTTATAGGTTCCTGCGTAGCGGCCTGTTTTGACCACCTCCGCCTCGTAAACCTTGCCCGCCTTAATCCACGGCGTTTCGTCGTGGTCTGTGCGAATCTTTACCATGCATTTACTTCCTCAAATGCGTATTCGTCATAGTCGTGCTGAGTCAGTGGCACACCTGCGCGCTGTGCATCTTCGATCATTTCCAGCAGGGTATCAGGCATCAGCAGGTGATTTTCAGGCATGTAGTTTGCTGCCATGCATCGCGCCCATTCGCGCAGAGAGTTGAAACCATGGCGGCGTGCGGTGTGTGGGTTTTTCAAACCATCATCCCAACCGTAAGCTTTGCCAACGTTCTCGAATGCGTTTACCAGGTGTTTGCGGATAGTAGCCATTTCGTTATCTCCTTTGATTGGTTGCTTATCTTCAATAAGGCCACTATATCAAATGGCCTTGCGGAAGTTTTAGCAATTCGTGCTATTTAATAGGGTTTTCGTGGTGTCCACCGAACGCCTCGCGGCGTCCAGCTTTCTTGCCGTCCAGGTAGCCGCCGATAAGACCACCGCACAACACCGCAAATGTGCCTACTGAGTTTAGGAAGCCTGGCTCAGTAAGCAGTGAGCCACCAGCGATTAACAGAACCGCGCCGATGAATTTCAGTGTGTTGCCAGCCATAATAAACCCCTTACAGTGTAACCGATTGTCATGATAGTCAGTAGGACAACAAGCGCCTTGTGTCCGTTGAATGGCTCTTTCGGATCTTGTGGAGTTGATATCATTTCAGAATATCCTCACAAATCCGGTCTACGGTATGCATCGGATCGCCATGCACAAGAATGTAATCTCGCGTCACGATGCGGTGATGGTAGCCATCAAGGTTTAGATAATCCCGGCTGTCACCATCAAACGTGTAGCCTGTGCGGTGCAAGCGGCAAATGTTGACCTGAACACCCGCACTCACCAGTGGCTTGACTTCATCAGGAAAACCGCCGTCAGTAATTACAACCGGAACCTGGCTATCTCGCACGGCCTCAGCCATTACAGTACCAAAATACTGATCCCCAAACTGAGGTTTTATCACGTCCTCGCTAATCCAGATCATAAACTGGCGCGGTGATTTACCATTCAGGAACGATTGAGCTTTTTCTTTCCGCTCCCTGTCGTCATACGCTTGCATAAACAGACCGAAACGATAATCGCCCAACATGGCCTTTGCGATCTTGAACATCGGCTCTTTGAATGAGCGCTTAACAACGTATTGCGGAGCGTGCTTGCAGATCAGGCCGCCGATTGTGTCCTTGCCAGCGCCTGGCGGCGCGTTGAGAATGATAACCTTTTTATTCATCTTCTTTCACCTCTTGAGTGTTGATTATGATTTCGCGCTTCTCGATCTTGAACCATTCGATTGATGATTCGATGGTCATGCGGTCAACGCACACTTTACCGCTCTCTATGTCGTCTGCAAGTTGGCGGAGGTACTCCGCCGTTTTGCCCCGCAATTCGCTGTGGTCACGTAGTGTAAACATTATTTAGCCCTGTAGTTAGTTTGAAGCTGATCCCAATCCATGCGTTTTGCGCTGCTACCGCGAGCCTGTGTTTTCTTGCGGCGCTTGCGTGGCTCACCTGCAAATTCTCCAGCCTGGCGGCGCTCTTTCTTGGAAACAATCTTCTCAAAGTTGGTACGCATTTTTATCTCCTGTTTGCGTGGTTGCTTTCAATGAGGCCACTATATCAATGGCCTCGCGGAAAGTCTTTAGCAAAAAGTGCTATTTATAATTCTTTGATCTCGGCGTCGTCTTTGATGTGTTTGCGGATATCGAAATCCTGATCTGCAACCATGCATTTCAGCGCGTAGCCAGGGAAAACCGTGAAATACCACTCGCCGTTAAGCTTGAAATAAGTCCCAAAGTTGCGACCAGCTACCGCGTGCGTTGCGTCCTTGTGGATTGGTGCGCCGTTGAATCGCTTTGTGTTGCCTTTGAATTTGATCTCAATCATCTTGTTACTCCTTTGTGAATTTGATGAAATTTCCGTCTGTTTCGTTCTCCCCGTTCTCGTCGAGGCCGAACGTGTAAACCCAACCTTGCGCGTCAGTGTATTCGTACACCGTGAACCGCCCGACCTGGCCTTTCTCAATTAGCGGGTAACTCTCACCCGCCTTGAATAGATCGTATGTTGACCGGATGCACTTCATTATTCACCTTCCAGCACACACAGCAGAACCGGATCAATCATGTCGTCACGGCGCGGTGTTTCGCTGTCGTTTCGTGACCAGTGGCAGCAACCGCCGAACTTTATCTCTCTGACAAGTTTGCCAATGAATGCCTCTGAGTAAGGCACAACCGTATAACCTCCTACCTCGTCCAGCAGGAACAATGAAAGCTCGCCATCAATTTTGTCTACAGCCTTATACAGTTCGTATTTCATTCTACAATCTCCGCCTCTGCGCCAATGATGAAAGTAAGTGTTTTAGCCATAAACTCACAATCCGGGATCTCGTCTGCCTGTCCTGCTGCGAAATCGTAGCCGTGATAAATCAACTCCGCCAGGCTAACATCTACAGTGCCGTAGCCACTGGAAACCGCTTTGAGAGTAAGCGGTAATTTCACATTCTTCATGCCAGTGTAGCCGCCAGTTGTTTTAATCGTTGCTCGCATTTTGTTTTCCTCTCGTTGGTTGGTATGGGTGCATTATAACGGGGTCGCTCACCCCGTTTTTAGCAATTCGTGCTATTTTGTCACGATGTGGAAAGAAACATATTCATTTGTATGCGTCGCCACAATCGCTGTATCGACTTGTGGGAGGCTCAAAATTTCCTTGAGTGTTTGGCTTACGTTACCCTGAAAACCCCATACACGCACCATTCTGTGCGATTTTGACGGCATTCCGGCAACCATGTCCTGCGCTGTGTTTGCGCTTGGTTCAACGTTGTGAGTAATAATCATTGCTTAACCACCCCTTACTTCTTCACGCAAACATAACTGTTAGACCAATTGCCTGGAGTATTCTTTTTGATAACCTCCCGCGCCTCCACGCAAGCCCTGTGGCTTGTAAATTCGATTGGCTGCAACCCGCCGTAATATGAGATCGATACCAAAATCCATGCACTAATCATTTCAACTCCTCCACGCCGTGCGATTGTAAATGAGAGTGCGGCTTATCGTATTCCGTCACCTGATAGGTTGTGATCCCCAGGCTGCGGAAGTGCTTGATCACGCTTGGCGAATCATCAAAGGCGCACGTAATATGATGTAAGCCGATTGTGCGCAATACCTCCTCTTTGATCACGGTGTCCTTTCGGTTGTCCTCGGCGCGGCGCATGATAAGCCAGTCATATTTGACTTTGTGGCGGTCTAGCCAAAGGATGGTTTCTGTTTCCACCTCGTCAGAGCGACCAGTCAGGATAACGACGCCCATTCCCGCTTTCCAAAGTGCGTTGACGATATCAATCGTATCCTGGATTGGCGCGTCATGCTGTGCCGCCCTGTTAAACTCGCTCCAGCTTTCAGTGAGGTGCAGGTCTTTCGTTGGCAGCAGGTGCAAGCGGTGCGTGCCGTCCGATAGTGTGCCGTCCAGGTCTACGATAACAACGCCGTAAGTCCCGCGCAGATGATAAGTGTGTCCCCACAGTTCAAACTTGATCATTAAAATTCCTCCCCAACTTCCATCATTGACTTAAACCATGTGCCTAGCTCATAGTCGCGCTGCGTAACTTCCGACTTAACGCCAGTGCATACGCCGAACCAATATGTGCCGTCTGGCATTTCCCAATACACGCCAGCCGCATTACCAGGACAAGCGCGCTTAAAGTCTGCTGGAATTCGCACGCCGTGGAATTTCACAGTACCCAGGCGGAAAAGACGTTTAAACCACTTGATCATGAATCACTCCTCCACTAAAACCAGGCGGTCAGTACCAACCGCGATAAAGAACGTCGCAGCATCCATGTTAGAGCGCTGCACCACGTCGCCACGGCGAACCATCACAGCGTTACCCTCAAGCCAGTAAATCAGGCCGTTGTTGATGTTGCGGTATTCACGAGATTTCATCGTTTAGTCCTCAGTTGTTTGGTATGGGTGTACTATACCAGCACACCCGAAACCGTTTTTAGCAATTCGTGCTATTGAGGATTTTCTTTATCCTTTGGCGGTAGAATTGCATTACGTGCTCATTGTGCCAACTGCTCATAGGATCTC